TACGCCGACATGCGGCACATCATGCGCGAAGCCGAAAGGAGCATCAAATGAGCATAAGAGTGGGAACAACCTACTTGGCGATATGCGACTATCCGGGCTGTTACCTGGGGTACGAATTCTGGGAACCAACCAAGAAAGCCGCAATCAGTGACGTTATCGGCGATGACGAATACAAGGGGAATGATACGAAATGAGCAGTCAATACAAGGTTCGCGCGCTGTATTGGAGTTACAACGACGGCTACTATCGCTTAAAAAACCAGGGGGTGCTTGAAGATTTACTGAACGATGGTTGGGAGATTTCACGGGTGGATGCCATATCGCCAACGAATTTTCCATCTGGCGCATTCGGCGCCACGAACGTCTACGTTCTCGAAAAGCAAAGCGAGGAAAAGCAAAGCGAGGACACGAAAAAGAGCAGTGTGTCAGAACTCCCCCCGCATGACATGGGTCTACGTGTGGGAATCCTCCCGCATGACATGGGTCTACGTGTGGAACTCGACACGAACGGAACATACTACCTGAAAAGCGGATGGAAAGAACACTGTGACTGGATTTATGGGCTTGCTTGGAGGTATACGGATGGTTCCGGCATCGTATCCGCTTCACGGCCTGACAATCCTGTTCCCATCGCAATCATGAATAGCCACGTGAGGCTAGCAACCTCATTCGATGAACACGAAACCGGAACCACCAAGCAAAGCGAGGACACGAACATGAAGGAGACAAATCGATGAACGGCGATAAGCAGCATGCGGTGTGGCGTGAAAGCATCGAGAAATACGGCAAGGAGATGCAGAGCATCGTCTGCATGGAGGAATGCTCCGAACTCATCCAAGCCGTCAGCAAGCGTCTTCGAGGCAAGCCCGGTGCTACCGACAATCTTGCGGAGGAAATGGCCGACGTGATCATCTGCCTGTACCTGCTCAAGGAAATGTACGACATCACCGACGAGCAGTTAAATGAATGGATCGCACGCAAGACGGCAAGGCAATCCAAGCGAATGCAAGCCGATGACCCATTCCTGGAAGGCAAGGACGCGGAATGAGCAGGGCTGAAACTACCGCCATGCTGTCCAAGCTGGTTGAGAAGCGTCTGAAGAACCGCGTCAGCTTCTGGGCAAGCGAGGTGAATTTCGACTTGGGCACCTCGAAAAACAGACGAATCGACTTTATGGGATTCAAGCCGTTCACGCCCGGCTATGTGCTCATGCCGGCAAGTGTGGAACTTGGCGAGTTCTCCTGTTACGAAGTCAAGTCCTGCATGGCGGATTTCAAATCAGGCCATGGGTTGACGTTCTACGGGGACGTGAACTACCTCGTGACCACAAGGGAACTGGCCGAGGAACTGCGAGTCAACTACCTGCTGCCACACAATATCAATCAAGTGCTCACACCATCGAAAAAAGGCGACAAGCTCGTACCGCTTTTCGACGTGTCCGGCAAGTGCCCATCCTACAGGTGCCGCGCCGCAAGCGAAATGCTGTACGCGATGATCGAAGCGAACGGAAAGAGAACGAATTGAGCATCGCGGATGATGAAGCTGAGAAGGTATATCCGACCCGCTACTGGAGTGGAACGCGTGTCAAGGAACAGTTTTCCTGCGACACGGACGATTTGCAGGAAGCGTACCTGCGCGGTCGCAATGCACCACCGGCTGACGCCGAGGTCGAAGCCGTGGCGAAAAAACTGATGTGGTGGGACATGGCACCAGCCTGGGAAGACGTCATGCCAAGTGAGGACTGCTTCTGGACTCTGTCCGAGCCGGAGATACGAGCCAATTACATCAGGGACGCTCGGGAAATGCTCGAAATCGCACGGAAGGCGGCAAACGAATGAGCATCGAGGACAGGGCTGAAACCATCGCCGTCGCCGTCGCGGTAATGTTCTTCGTCATATTCATCGCCTTCATCGGCTATATCTGCTGGGCTGAAGCGACGGCGGACACCATCATCCTCCGTGATGACGGTCAATCATACGCATGTCAGACCAGCAGAATATCCCCAGCGCCACACAACTGCAAACCGGTCAAGGAGAAACGATCATGAGCATCAGATACGTGGAATGCGCCCACTGCGGAGAAGTCGTCGGCACATATTACGTGACCTGCCCCTACTGCGGATACAAGCTGGCCGCGCGCAATCCGACAGGCATGGATCCTCTGTATGGCATGACCGACGACGAATTCTACAAGCGATTCGGGAGCATGTGATGGAAGATGCTGGAATTCTTCCTTGGCCCCCACCAAGCTTGGCGGAACTCGAAGAAGCTTTGGATTCGATGGACCACGACGGAACCACAAGAGGAGATTAGGCGATGGCTAGACGTGGCTACGTGCAGCTCGTGAACGGCTTCTATGACAACGACAAGATACGTGACCTCGTGCGCATGGGCCGCGCCGATTCCGTTGGCGTGTACTGCATGGCCCTCTCGCTATGCGGCGACAGGCTCACAGACGGTTTCGTACCACGTCGCGCCATGCTCTCCAACATCGGAGCGACACCGGAACAGGTGAGGGCGCTCGTGGACGAGGGAATGCTTGAAGAGGTCGAAGGAGGCTGGCTGATCCACGACTATACCGCGCACAATCGCACCAGAGAGCAGGTATTGCACGCCCGCGCCGACGCCAAGGAACGCAAAAGCAAATCCCGATGTCACAGCAGTGTCACAGCAGTGTCACAGCGTGACATGCGTGTGACATCGGGACAAACACCAGAACACCAGAACACCAGAACACCAAAGAAAGAGAAAGAAGAATATTCTTCTTCTTTCTCCAAAGAAAGCGTTAAGGATTTCGGCGATTCGCAAGAGTGCGGCGAAACGGACAGGACGCTGGCCGTGGAATATCCGAATCTCGATCTCGAATCCGCATGGCTCGCATTCGTACAACACCATCACGGCGAAACCCGCACCATAAACGAGTGGACGCGCCTATGGAAAGGCTGGTGCCAACGCAGGGCCAACATGAGCGGCATCCCACAAAAAACGCCACACACGCACACATGGGCGTGCGAACACACGCTGAAACGCCTTGGCATCGAATCACGCGACGACGTACAAGACATGACCAAAGCACAGCAAACGGCAAACCAGCTCAACAAGGAAGACCGAAATGGAAGAACCTGAACTCACCGAACAACAAAAAACAGCCCTCAGAAAAGCAATCGGCGACATCATTGGAGACTACACGCCATGGGTGCTAATCATGGAAACCACGCCACTTGGAGAAACAGCCACGGCATACTCCGAAAGCGTGACCGACACGCATTCCAGCGCGTTCACCATCATCGGACTGTTGGACAACGAACTAACCCAACGACTCAGCTAGGTTGCGTTCACAGGTGCATGGTAGAATCATCCAAGCCGGTTCAATCGCACGCCATAAGGCACTGGCCTAGGAAAACCATACCCAACGAAAGGCCAAAAGCGATTGCCGGAATGCAAAACCCGCTCATGCTGGCGTGAGCGGAACCCCGAACGCCAACTATGCCCCAACTGTGAAACCCGTCTCACCGACAACCTGACATGGCTGGCGAAACACCTGCCATCATTGGAAAACGGGAAACTCAACCGCATCAACAAAAACAGGGACATGAACGGCAACGGCGGAAGCGGATACTCCGCAACCCCGCCACTACGCGAAACCATCTACGATCTCCTATACGAGCGTGACGAACACGGACTGGACGGCGTGCAGCCCACCCTCCAGGCATTCGCCACATGCCTAGGAATCCAATGGATGCACGTCACGCCACTGTCCGACCTCGCCAAACGAATCCTCGACACGAAAACAGGACACACCCACTACCTGCTCTCCACGGCAACACCCGTATACGCGGAACAAATACGCATCCTAGTCAAGGAATGCTCACGCATCCTCAACCAAGGACACGCCGTCAACCTCGGCACATGCCCCAACACCGACTGCAACACGCCACTGACAGCCGACGAAACGGCGACCACGGTCAAATGCCGCGGATGCAAGAACACGTGGAACATCAACTACCTAAGAAGCATCATGAACCAGAAAATACTCGAATCAGACTACACGGGCACCATGCGCCAGATCATCAACCTACTCGCACAATCCACCGGACAGATCGTCAACACGAACACGTTCAAAAGCTGGGTGCACCGCAACCAACTAAAACCAGCGGGTGGAATCCACGGCCACCCCACATACCGCATCGCGGACGTATATCGGCTCCTGATCCGGCTCCAACAGGCCGGACAGACAACCGACAGCGTATGGCAGCTGCTCTCCAAACAGAAAGCAGAATAATGGCACGAATCATCATCGAAGACAACGGACACACGATCACATACGAGAACGTGTCCAACATCCACGACCGGCAAGACCGGAGCGCCACCACCACAAACATATTCCGCAACACGGCAGAACGCACCCTGCATACGCTCACATTCCTCACGCCAACGGCAAACAGCATCCTCTGAAAGAAAGACAAAAAATGAGCGAAATCATGCAAATCACCGGCAACACCGACAACATCGCATACCAGCATCCACACGACGCCGGAGCCGACCTGAAATCATGCGAGGACACCATCATCCCCGCCAACGGGCGCACGCTCGTGCACACCGGCGTATACGCGGCAATCCCTCACAATCACGCGGGCCTCGTATGCCCCCGAAGCGGCCTCGCGCTGAACCAAGGCTTGACCGTGCTGAACGCGCCTGGAATCATCGACAGCAACTATCGCGGCGAACTATGCGTGATCCTGCACAACACCAGCGAAAGAGCCGTCAAAATCACGGCGGGACAGCGCATAGCGCAACTTGTCATAACGCCCGTCGCGCACGTGAAAATCATTCCGGAAAGCCAACTGCCGGAAAACACGGAACGAGGCGAAAACGGATTCGGCAGCACCGGCGAATAAGCCGACAACACTCGTAAAACAGACACTCGACAACCTTGGACAGGAACAATCATGAGAATCCACATCGTCACCGCTGACGTGCAAGACAAGGACAGATACAGGGATTACACGACCCTCCCACCGGAAAAGTATCCTTATCTGCCAACTGTTCGCGAGGATACGGAAGTCAAGTATGGCGAGTTCGTCAGCATCATGGGTGTTTACGGTTCGCGTGACCGGGCAGAACATCGCGTGGATGAACTTGTTCGCGAAGGCTTCACTGTTTTCCCGATCGTCGAATGCGTTGTGGACGCGAACTGTTGGAAATACATAGGAGGCCACGCGGAATGAGCGTCGCCGACACGACACAGGACAACACCACCAAGGAGGCGCAATGAAAGCACTCGACTTCACCAAGAAGAAAAGCAAACTGGTAGACAAGCTGGTAAAACTCGGATTCCATTATCAAAGCACCGACAAGGAGCCAGCTAGTCTGCGAGGACCCTCACGACTGATAACCACATGGGCGAACGTCATGAATGGCGTGACCCTGCAAATCATCGATGCGTATGACGAACGCCATGGCGAAAACTACGAACTGATTACAACGAAGCGCAAATACGTCAGGATAACGGATGATTGCACTAACATAAGCGTCACCATGTCGTTCGAAGAGTTCATGGAATTGGAAAAGATCACGAACAGCAAGGGCAGCACATTCCCACGCCCGGAAACATCCTTCAAAAGAATTACTAACGAGAACTAGGGGGATACGTGAAATGAGCGAGACAATCAAAATCAGTGGAAAGTGATCGCGTCATGCGAATCTACCTAGTAACTGCGAACGCACAGGATCACAACGAATACATCGAGTACCGGGATCAACCATATAATCCCGATTCGTTCACTGACACCCCAATGCACATGGGCGAAACATCATACACCGCAGGATTTGTAAGCATCATGGGCGTTTACACGACACGCGAACAAGCGGAGACACGCGTAAACAAGCTCACCCGCGAGAAATTCCCGGACTTGCGAATCATCGAGATTGAAGCGGACTCTGACTGTTGGCAGTTCGTCGGTGGAGGTTGGCTCTGGTGAACAAGCAAATAATCACAGCGGACCGTCTGAACGCCACGCACTTGGGCAAGCGAATCACCATCAACAGCTTGCATGGCACCGTCGTGTCAGGCAGGCTGAAAGAAATCAGCGCCGACTACGCCATCATGCCCAGTTTGGCGTCTTACTTCCCCTACAAAGAAAACAAAACATTGGAGTACAGTAAGGACGTTCACATCATCCTGCACTTGTCGAACCAAGTCAACGACGATATCAAAACAACCGTACGCGAGGACACGGAACTACAGGTAGAAGACGAACAGGTAGACCATTTTGTTAACGTCTTCGGCAAAATGGTCAGACTCGAAAAGGAGACACAATGACGTCACCAACCACCAAAGAACTGCTCATGCGCGTGCTCGCCGTGGAATCACCGAAACTGTTCGACGGGTCAGACAACGAGCCAATCGAAGTGACCTCCTACTCCTATCAGGAAGAAGGAATGCGTCTCTGCGATACATGCGACTATCCAGAATTACTTCTCATAGGATACCGGACACGCGGCGGGAAAACGAAACATCTAAAGTATGAATACTTCGGCCTACCAAACCTGCTCGAAACATTGGACAAGTGGGACAGGCAACACGACGATACGAGGGAGTCGGACGCATGAAATGGTTCACCAGCGACCTGCATTTCGCACACCCATTCGTGGCCGCGCTACGCGGTTACGCGCGACCCAACGCCTGGGCCTGATCAACGGCTTCCAAACGACCGCCAGCACAAACGGCTGCGACAATCACCGCAATGAGAAAAACGTTACGAACCTTATTCATTAGCATGGTTTGCTTCTTTCCGGCAGACCATGTAAACTATGATCTGCCTGATTATTTTTGTTGAGAGGTAATTAAGGCGCCGCCACCGCTCAGAACAGTGGCGGCAAATTCTTTTATGCGGCAAGCTTCAGATTATGGCTCGCGAGATAGCTGGCAATCTGCTCTTCAAGCCGCGCGTCAACGTCCGTGTAATAGTCGCGATACGCGATCACGCCACCGGTACCGTCGAACGCGACATACGCCACACGACGGCCCTTGGAATCACGGAAGCCACGAGGCTTATGCACGTAAGCGCCGAACACGTCGGCTAGTTCCTTGACCGATTTGCCACCTGGAATAGTCACCTTGCGCACCATGACCGCGCTGGAAGTGGCAACCACCTCATGAGGCTCGGTTTGCGGTGGAACTTCGGGAATCTCAGCCGTGACCGGCTCCGGTTCGACAACCTCAACCGACTGTGTGACAGGCGCCACCGGTTCGACAACAGGCAGATCATCATAAGTCTCACACATCTCAGGATGATCCTGCTCCATTGGAGTCAGAAACGACACGTCACGCGACACAACCATGACGCCATGCTCCCACGACAACACCCAGCCACGTTCACGGTCAACATCAGGAAGACTCAAACCGTGAGCCGAATAATCACCACAATCATCGGACGCAATCAGGCCGCCACGTTCCACGATTGACGGCACGTCACCAATCTCACGCATCGCCTGCGCATAATCCGCTCCATTAGGGTCAAGCCACACACCACCCTCGGCACGATACACGGCGGCAACACCACGCACCGCCTGAGCATTCACGACACCTGGAACCATACGCCACGACTCGACGTTATCCGACATGCCGAAACGCCACACGCTCGGACTGTCAACCGAATTGAAAAACATGAAAACACCATCGGAATTGACAGCCCACAAACCGTTAACCTTATTAGACATTTCAAACCCCTTAAAAAGAAAACGTTGAAAACAAAGGGCGCGGCACAATCGCCACGCCCTGGAATTAAACAAACAGACTGAGTGAATCAGACGCCCACACGCCTACGTGCGGCGGCCTCAGCCTTGAAGAACGCCGCGAAAGCGTCGCCAATGGACGCATAAAACACGCCATCAATCCACCAGCCGGCATAACCTTTGGAATCATACCCACGCAGCTCTGCAAGCTCAGCGCGCATAAGCGGCAACGCCTCACGACGCGACACCGCGCTACGATGCCAATTATTGTCGAAATGATCCGCAGCAACCCAAGCGTCGCGTTCCTCACGCGAATCAAAAGACAACAGGCTGCAATACGGCTCACCCTCAAAATTGGTAAAGCCGACACCAAACTGCCAATACCCGGCATAAAAATGGACACTCATAACACACACTCCATTCGTGCAAAAAGATTGATTGATTGATGGACGTGATTGATAGGCTCACGCCCGAAAGCCTGGAATAAGTCAGCGCATACGCTTGCGATTAGGACAATTGGGATATTCGATGGCCTCGCACTGCAAGGCGCTCTCCAATTCCAACCGTCGTGCATTGCTGCACAAGAAACACGCCTCATCACTCTTGCGACACGATTCACGCCACAAGGCGTCGGCGCGTTTCGGATTATCGCAGTCGCTTTTCGCGATGAAACAGCGTAAGGCGCTCTTACGGCAACGTTCAGCCTCATTCCTCAGCCTGCTGGATTCAGGCGTTACCGGTAGGCCATAATACGGATAACGATCCGCATAACCGCACTTGCTGCACATCGTCACGCCTCACTCTCGCAATAGGATTCGAGCCGTGCTACACACGACTCATCACCTGGAACCCGGTGCATCCCAAACCACTGTTCTGCAGTGACCACGGTATAACGCTCACCCAGTTCGCCGTTACGCTTGACATTGCGGCTCACCACATACACCACGCCATCAATCCACCTGACAGCGACGTTATTCCATGCCACCTCACAAGGCTCAAGACCATGCTCACGGCCAAAATCCCACGCCCTATTACGCCGGCTGACCTGATCGGAACACCTATCCTTGAACCATTGCACAAGATCGTCATAAGCAAACATGATGCACCTCACTCCGCAAGCAGTTCGGAAACCGCATTGCCAAACTCTTCGGAGAAAAGCCAGGTGCGGTAGAAAACCTCAAGTTCTTCAGGATTATCAAGGGGCGCGTCATGCGCGTAATCGCTGGCGATAAACCCACTCCAATCATCTGAGAACATGACGTTTTGCATATTCTCAGAACTCTTGCTAGCGTTGCACGTCCAGGAACCATTATCGTTGCCAGTAACCGGAAGCTCAGCGTCGTCATACTGTCCCCAGCACCATTGCTCAGTTGGCGTAATGCCGTCCGCATAATCCTTGAGGGTTTCAACAATTTCATCCCGCAAGTCGGAACGATATGCCGTTGCAAAAGTATTTTCATCACACATTTTTGACACTCCATTTCCAGCCCCCTTGCTAAAATGAGAGGGCTCTAGTTAAATCGGATAAATTAATTTTGAGCAATCGAGCCGGATAGCTGCAACTATCCGGCTCTACTCATTCGTGAGCTAGCCACGTCATAAAGACACGTCTAGCCCTGGCGGATTACATTCAATCCGCCGAAGTTTCAGAATCAGAATCAAGTAGCTTACGTGGATTAGCTACGCGCAAAGCGTCACACAAGCGCAAGGCAGTATCAAGCGACAACGTGCGCACGTTTCGTTTCCTCGTCTCAATCTGAGCAATTTCGACGTAATGAACGCCGCTTTTATCTGCTAACTGCCGTTGCGTTAAACCGCGTTTCGTTCTTAATTCTTTTAATCCCATGGCCTTGCTCCCTTCTTGGGTTAGGGCCATCGTAGACCACTCAGACAGCGCTGGGCAATTCCATGCCGGAGACAGCGCCACGTTAGCGACTCGGCGACGGTTCAGCCTTGCATAATGTGAGGGTGCATCATGCCTAGTCGCATTCCGCCGCGTCATTGTCGCGTCCACTCTTCAGTTGTCAAACGTCCATGCCGCCGATTCTTCGGGGCTTCCGGGTTGCCGTCCCGGTCTGCGTATCCGCTGCTGTATCTTTCCTTTCTCTTCGTTGTCGTTTGCTTGATGGCTCTCACTATACACGCTATCCAGTCAGATAGCAAACCAAGACAACACAGACACCACATAAACCATTGCAAACACTAGCATTCATCGGCGTGTCGCAACCACATGACGGCGACGAAAAACCACGCCGCCACGTCACGGCCACGACGGGCACGACGTCCAGGGCACGACGTGGCCACGACATGCACGGCCACGATCGCATACAAAGGAACGTGCCCGCGCGATACCACACGACACGCCAAAACACAATCGCACAGACGTACCAATGTTGCACCATACAACAAACGCCCCCGTGTGGGAGCCTCCCGCCCGGCCCTTCTGCTGGGGCCGGTGGGACAATAGCAGAAATAGTGCGCGGGTTTTTGAAAAGTTCGCGCACAAAACGTGACGCCTGCAACCTCTCGTATCGCTCTGCGTATGGATTGAAAGCGTTTCAAAATCAAGTTGTGCAACCGTTGTTGCACCCGTTTTGTTGAGTATAATCATCATTAGATGATTTTGGCTGGTGCGGCATTGGCGTGCTGGCTTTGCAATTCTGTTGGCACAGCCTTTCGGTTGTCGGGTTCGATTCCCGAGGTTTGCTCTAGGTTTCATGGGGGTAGCTGCCTGTGAGACTGATGGTATTGCTCGAATATCCCTGCTGGAACATGTGGGGGACAAGAGGCTCCCTGCCTTAATCAGGCGGTTGATGACCGAAGGGGAGGCACGGCCAAACGGGTGCACATGTATGCATGTTCCTTGCCGTTGGTGGTAAAAACCATTCCACCATGCCGAACGTCTTTCCGACTTGGACGTTAACTAGGTCGGGTATATGGCATTGGTGCAACCGGTAGCATGGCGGTCTCCAAAACCGTCGATGTTGGTTCGAGTCCAACATGCTGTGCTCAGCCTACCCACAGGTTGTGGGAGAGGTCTTCGGAGTCGTCTTGTGGCGGCTCTAGTTTTAGTTGACCCGCCTAGTCTGCGGGAACAGTCTCCTGAGTCGTTGCGGCGGCTCTTGCTTTTGGATGCTTGGCAGAGTGGCTTATTGCACCACCTCGCTAAGGTGGCGACCGGGAACGGTCCGGGGGTTCGACTCCCTCAGCATCCGCGCGCCGTGGCTGGCGGTAAAAAGCCATTTTTGCCATTGGATTTCCTTTTGGCGGTTTGGGTTAGACGACGGGCAGCCCCCATGTTTTTGGTGAGTGTGGCGTGGGGGTTGTCTGTTCTTTTGCTTTGGTGGCGGAATGGGTAGACGCGGCGCACTCAGAATGCGTTGTCTTGTGACGTGTGGGTTCGACTCCCACCTGAAGCACTTGGGTTGGCTGATCTGAGAACTTTTCCTGCTGGGTTGTTTCCCCTTTGGTTTGATTTCTCCTGCTCAGCACCGGCCAGCCCTGTTTTTTCTTTGTGGGGTTCGTATGGTTTGGCTTGGTGAGCGTAAGGGTCGGTTCAATCCTGATTGGCCTAGGGTTCGCGCCTTCATATTGGATCGTGACGGGCATAGGTGCCAGTGGCCTGTTGAGGATGATTACGGGCGTGTGCGATTGTGCGGTGCCTATGCGAATCAGGTGGACCATAAGAAGCGTGATCCTGTGTGTGATGATGATTCGCCGGAGAATCTTTGGGCGTTGTGTGACAGGCATCATTCTTACAAGACTGAGCTTGAGGCCGCTGAGCAGCGTCGTGAGAACCGTCGCAGGAGGGCGGAGGCGAAGTGGTACAGGCATCCGGCGTTTCATTAGACGATGGTGCATGCTGCATCAACGGCTGTTCGCGTGACGTTCATGCGCGCGGCATGTGCAGGATGCATTACGACCGGTGGCGTCGTGGTGGCATGGGTGCGCGTAAGAAGCGTATGAGCCGTGCATGCATCCAGTGCGGAAGGTTTTTCGAGACTGAGCGCAGGGATAAGAAGACGTGTTCCGACAGGTGTCGGAAGGCGTGGAACAGGAAATGCCGCAGGTCTCCGGTTCGTTTGGATTCCAAGCCGAATCCGTTGAAGTCGGTGTTGTGGGAGCCGAGGGCTAATGCTCACGTCGATGTGCCGGTTCCCGTTGCCAAGTCTTTCTGGACGCGCGATGACGAGTGGAACTCGTGTTCTCACACGTGTCCTAGGTGCGGGCTGGCGCTTGACCGGTCCGCTGATGTTATGAGTGGCGATTATCCGGTTGGCGCGTGGAAGGTGCCTTTGGAGCAGGGGGGAGAGAACAGCCTGCGCAACCGTGTTCTTGTCCATCGCAAATGCGCGTGATGCCGGAACGGCTTTCGCGCTGATGCCCGGAATGGGTGTGCGGAGGTGGTTTCTATGGCGGCTAAGAAGCAGTCCAATCAGATTCTTGAGGTTCCCGATGGGAAGCTTGGACCTGATCTGCCTGATGCGAGCTTCATGTTTCCGAAGGGTGGCGAATGGTCGCCTCTGGTGGAGCATTGGTATGAGGAGTTCAGGAAAAGTCCGAACGCGTCCATGCTTCGCACGGCACCCGCGTGGATGGCGGTGCAGTTGGGTTTCGCCACCATCAACGAGATGATCTGGTCGAAACGCTACGCGACGCTGATGCCGGTCGTGCGTCAGCTGTTCGACGAGTTGGGTTGGACTCCGGCTTCGTTGCGCGCTTTGAAGTTCGATGTTCCCGAAAGCAATGACCATGCGGCCACCGATGGTTCGAATCATGCCGTCATCCAGGATATCGACGCGTGGCGCAGGAAGTTGGAAGCTGCCCGCTGATGCATGTCATGATTCCAAAGCTGTCCTATGAGGACAGGTGCCGGAGTCTGGGCGCGTTATTCCTTTGGTGGACGGAGACGTTCGTGCTTATCGGGCGTGGTGACGCCACTGGTAAGCATGTGACTCATTCGCCGGAGTATATACAGTTCGCGTTGAACGCGTATGCGCTTGACAAGAATGGTCGGCGTAGATTCGACCGTTGTTCGCTGTGGCGTCCGAAAGGCTGCAATAAGAGCGGCCTTGGCTGCGAGTTCGGCTTGTTCGAGGCTTTGGGGCCTTGCAGGTTCGATCATTGGGCGGTGGCTGGCGAATACTACGAGTTCCTTGGTCAACGGTACTACTATCTGCCGGGCGAGCCTGTTGGGCGTCCGGTTCAGCGTCCTGAGATTCTGTGCCTTGCCACCAGCGAGGACCAGACGGGAAACATCTTCGATTCGATCCACTACAACTGCAAGGAAGGGCCTTTGTCCCAGTTGCAGGGCGAAGGCATGGTCGTGACGAAGACCGGCATCTCCCTTCCGGAGGGCGGGGGAATAGTGCCGTCCACTTCGGGTGATTCGTCCAAGGACGGCGGCTTGGAGACGTTTGTTCTTGCCGATGAGATTCACTTGTACAAGCTGCCGCGTCATATCAGCATGTACAAGACGGTCCAGCGTAATCTGCCGAAGCGTTCCCTTGAGGCTGACCCGTGGCTGTTGGAGATGACGACGTATTATCGTCCGGGCGAGAACAGTGTGGCGGAATCCGTCGAGCAGATCGCGCACGATATGCTTTCCGGCAGGTCGAAGCATTACAAGGGCCTGTATTTCGACTATCGGTATTCGACGCTTCCTCTTGAGGAGTTCTCGAATGAGAAGAAGCTTGAGCACGCGTTGTACGAGTCGTATGGTTCCGCAGCCCATTCGGCTGATGGCAAGGATTATGTGCTTTTGCCGGATGGTCGCATCGAACCGGTGGATGATGACGGGTATACGGTCGAGGGTTTCTCATTGAAGGATGATGGCGTAGAGCCGGGGCCGTCCATGAACGGGTGGGTCAACATCCGTGGTCTGATGAATCAGATTTACCAGCCTGATTCAGACGTGAACGATTCCATCCGCTATTATCTGAACTCCCGCGCGTCCAGTGAGGATTCGTGGCTTACCGAACCGGCCATTCAGTCGCATGTCGCGTACAAGCAGCTTGTGGACGACTGCATCGAGGCGAACATTGGCCTCGATGATGTGTGGAAACGGGTGGTCAAGCCGGATGACGAGATCACGTTGGGTTTCGACGGTTCGATTCGCAACGATTCCACGGCGATTGTCGGATGCAGGGTGTCGGATGGCCTGTTGTTCATTGTCAGGTTGGAGCAGAAGCCGGACAATCCGCTTCCTGACTGGCGTGTGAACCGTGACGCGTTCGACGCGGCCATGCGCAGGATGCTTGACGGGTACAACGTGATCGGAGTGTTTGCGGACCCGCATTTCTTCGAGTCGATGATCGGCGCTTGGGAATCCGAATACGGGCGTGACATGAAGGTGTTCGCCAGAGGCCAGTCTTCGATCATGAAGTTCTGGACGAACAATTGGGGTGTTGACATGTATCACGCCACACAGAACGCGCATACCGGATTCGAATATGATCCCGAGCCTGTGGTGGATGGCAAGCCGAATCCTGAGAGCATCAGACTGTTGGCCGACCCAAGGCTTATAGGGCATTTCAGGAACGCGCGGCGCAGGGACAATGCATACGGTTACGCGATCTACAAGGAGACTCCGAAGTCTCCGAAGAAGATAGATGCGTGCATCGCCGGAATCCTCGCGTATGCGGCGCGAAGCAAGTATCTGAGCCAGTTGAAGGAAGAAGAGAAGGCTCGTACCACCGTGGAGCGTGTCTCCGACGCTTCCGGTGCGACGCTTCGAGGTCCGGCCTACAAGAGGCTGCAAAGAGCGAATTGAGGTGTGTTTGAATGGCAAACAAGGTCAACAGCCTTGTACCGGGCGATGAAGAGCCGGGCGGCGACGGTCTGATATTGACCCGTCTCGCCACGCGCCTACAGAACCGAAACCCGCAGTTGTGCACGTTGAAGACGTTCTATGACGGTCGTGAGACCATTCCGACCAAGAGCGTGCCGAAAAACATGGATGTCACGTCCACGAGCGTGTACAAGCGTTTCGTGGACATGTGCCCCATGAACCTTGCCTCCACCATCGCCAATGCGGTGATAACCTCGCAGCATCCGACAGGTTTCAGGCTCGTGTCCGACAAGACGATGCGTAGCACCGACGCGGATGACATGTGGAACAGTAGCGGCATGAACGTCCGCGCGTTGAACATGTTCATGGATGCGGCGATCTATGGGTGCTCGTATGCGCAGGTGTGGCCGAAGGCGAACCCGTCCTACATTTCACGGCTCAGCCCGTGGACGACTTGCTTGTCCGATGATAAGGATTCGGCGGTTGTTTACGGGTTCGACGAGGATGCGGGCGTCGAGTATCTGACGTTGTATCGTCTCGTCCGTGATGATGACGGCGTGGTGCAACGGGTTTATTCGCGTACCGCCAAGCAGGAGGTGGAGTCTCGCACCCTGTATTCCGATTCCGTTGATGACGAGGATAGCGTGTACTCGCTTGCCAACGACGATACGGTGAAACGCCCGCGGTTCAAGGCGCAGTTCGAGTGGGATGGCGGTGTTAACGACGATTGGGATTTCGCGGTCAAATGCGGTTGCCTTCCGATAGTCCGCTACCAGACGCCAACCGGCAAGGGGTGGTTTGAGTCGTCGCTAAGGACGCTTGGAGCCATCGACCAGCAGCGTTATCAGAGGTTCTGCATCCAGGAGATGCAGGCGTTCAAACAACGCTGGATCAGCGGTGATCTTCCCGAGTATTACAAGGAGTCCGATCCTGCGGTCAAATATGGTGATGCGCAGGCAGGTCAGAAGGTTGATTATTCCACGCTGTTCCAGATGGGGCCTGCGGCGTTGTGGCTCATGCCGAAGGGTGCGACGGTGGGGGAGTCCGGCACTACCGATATCACGCCGATTCTCACGGCTGCCTCGCAGGACATCAAGCAGCTTGCCGGTGCGACCGGCACTCCGTTGTCGATTCTTTCTCCTGATGTTGCAGGCAGTGCCGAGGGTGCGAAGCTGACCACGCGAATGCTGCGCCTGAAGGTTCAGGATATGAACATGCGTGCGAATGATGCGTTTGTTCTCCTGCTGAAGATGGCGCTCACCGCGGATGGTGGAAGCGACGCCTATGAGGAGAGGTTCGAGACGACGTGGGAGCCGGTGGAGCTTCCTTCCGAACTTGAACAGACTCAGGCGTTCGCCAATGTCGCGGGGCGGCTTCCGTTGAAGACCGCTGCGAGACGTTACCTGCACATGACCGAGACTGAGATCGCGGAGATGGTGCAGGACGCTCAGGATACGAGTTTCAGCACGGTGTTGGCGCAGCAGCAGTCCTCTCTTGCTGATTCATCCAAGACGGTTGATGATGCTATGGGCGCATCCTACTTGGATGGTTCCGATGGTCTGACCGGAGATACGGCGGTGGATGATGGCGACGTTTCAGACGGTCTCTGAGGCTTTGGACGCGCAGCGTAACGCACTTGTCAACGAGTATGTGAGCAGGGCTTGGCGCATGTGGCGGTCGCTCACCCCCGCCGATTTCTGGAATGATGCCGTCACTCAGGGTGTTTCGGCTTACATCACGCAACAGCAGATCGCGTTCGTGAAGCAGATGCGCCGTCTTGGCATCTCGTATGCGAACACCATGCTCGGCATGGTCGGAGTGACGGGCAGGACGGCGCAGGTTCCCGAATACGTGGTGGTCAGGGATAACACCGACCCGTGGAAGGTGTCGGCGCGTCCAGCCGACGCGTACAGGAGCCTCGCGGTGAAAACGCCGGACATTCGCCCTCACGGTTGGGATGATTTGAACGATGCCGTGTATGAGACCGTCCAATCATGGCTGGATGCTGCGGAACGACAGTTGTCCGACAACGCTCTCACCGATGGCGTTGCCGCCCAGAACCGTGCGAGCGAGGAGTATTTCAAGGCTTCGGGCATAAAAAGGTTCCGCAGGGTCATACATCCCGAACTGTCCAAGACGGGCACATGCGGCCTGTGTGTAGTCGCTGCCACCAACGTGTTCTCCCGCTCCGACCTGATGCCCCTACACAACAGGTGCAAGTGCACCGTCGCGCCGATCAGGGACAACATTGACCCCGGTCTGCAATTGAACTCGGATGACTTGCAGAAGATATACGACGCCGCTTCCATGGCTGGCGGTGGTGGCAGTGGCACAGCCGCGCGGAACCTCACGCAGTTGAGGGTGAGCGTGCGCAACGATTCGGAACTTGGCCCCATTCTCACCAGAAGCGACTGGAAGCAGAATGACGAGGCTCCGAAATGGCGTATGCCGGACACGATCATGACGCAACAGCAGATGCGACGCATGTACGAGCGTGCGACGGTGTTCAACGCCAAATACGCGGAGCTTCTTAACGGTTCCGACAATTCATTGAGCTTTCACTATGACGGTCGTTCCTACACGTTCAGGAAGGGCGCTCATGTGAAACAGGCATGGGATTATGTGAGGTCCATGCTTTCCTATTCGCGCGGTTGGCTTGGGCTGGCCGCTTAGATTTATTAAGGAGATCAAGGGTGGCTGACCCTGAGGAAAAGAAGACTGCGCCCGAAACGGAGCAGCAGAACAGTGAACCCGAAACGGGTGCGGAGTCCGCTCAGGAGCCGAACACCCAGAGCGTCGAACCGGATACGAAGACCGTCAAGCCGGAGGATTCCGGCGAGGACAAGTCCTCCGAACCGGACGATGTGGCCAAATGGAAGGCCATGAGCCGTAAGAACGAGGACAATGCGAAAGCGAACCTCAAACGCGCGGAACACGCGGAAACGGAACGCGATTCGCTTCGTACCGAGAACGCGCGGCTCAAGGTGCGGATGCAGTATCCGCAGATCAATGACGATGCCCTTTCCCTGTGTTCCGAAACGGAACCGGAGAAGATTCAGGAGTGGGCGGATAAGTACGCGAAGCTGAACCCGCTCGACACCGAGCCGGCGAAGCGTGATGTTCGCGAGGACGCCTTGGCACGCAGGGTATCCACTCTGGCCGAGTATCCGCAGGGCTCAGTCAATCCGAAGGCCGCAAAGGGCGACGCCTACCGGCGTCATATGGAACGCCAGAGGAACGCCCGACGCAAGAAGAACTAACCAACAAGATTTAAGGAGTTGAACCTTGACTATTGAAATGGTTCACACGTCCGGTGTCGTAATCCACGAGGTTGACGATTCTTGGCGTTACGGAGAGAAGAACAGCAACGATTCCGTTTCCGTTGTCATCGTTCCTGAACTGTTCAAGACCACTGACAGCAAGTATCTGACAGGTGTGGGGCCGAAGGCCACCACCGTGTACATCCGAAGCGGCATCCCGCTGGCGAAGATCACCAGCGGCACCAACAAGGACATGTACGGCCCTTATGACAAGACGGCCACCGATGGCCGTCAGACCGCGATCGCTGGATTGTTGGAGTCCGAAGTGGCCGTGAACATCACGCTGGCTGGCTGGGATGTCGATGATCCCACTGTCGGTATGACGTATCGAGGTGACATCGTGAAGTCCAAGCTTCCGGTCGTGCCCGAGGAGGGCGCCGTGTGGGACTGCGATTTGTATGACGTTGAGAACGATTCCGTCACCCGTCTTGCCGGTGTCGCGTCCGGTTCGGCCGCGTCCTATGTCCTTCCGGCCGCAACCAGCAATGCTCTCGGCGGCGTGAAGAAGGTCGCGGCTCCGTCCGAAGACACTGTTGCCGCTTTGAAGGCGGCCCTTAAGAGCGCCGGCATCTTCGCCTGACGCGCGTTACCTAAGAGACATTCTAAAAACCCGCCCATCGTGGCGGGTTTTCTTATATGTAAGGAGATTCGATGGCACTTGATAAGACCATCATTCCGCCGAGCGAGGCCACCGAGATCGCTCAGGCGGGTTTCGATTTCGTGAACGGCCTACTGCCGTTCGCGCAGATGTTCCCGATGAAGTCCAATGAAGGCGACTGGACTGTCACTTGGACTCCGAACCTTCCGGTCGTCAAGACACGCGCCATGCAGCGTCGTGCCTTGGATGCCGAGGTTCCGCACGTCAAAAGCACCGAGGTTTCCGCCGAGAAGCACACCGGACTGCTCCCATTGTCCGGCATGGGGCACATCACGGAACGAGAGGTGGCGAAGGCTTCCAAGCAGAAGAGCGCCACCGACTACGTGCACGACAAGGCCGAGAAGCTGTTTGAGCAGATGGGCCGCGAAGCCGCAGTCACCTTGGAGCTTGAACGTATTCAGGCGATGATGGACGCGACCATCAAGATCAAGGAGGGCGATGATCGCGCAAGCGAACTCGTCACTTATTCGTTCGGCCGTCCAACCAACCAGCAGAATGTCGTTCCTACCGTCAAGTGGAGCGACCCGAAGGCGGACGTGTTCGCCGACCTGAAGAAGTGGGTCAAGCTCATGCGTACCGCACGCGGACGCGCGCCGCACGCGGTGCTGACCACCTCAGCGGTCATCGATGCGCTGACAACCAACGAGCAGATGCGTACCGCGTTCTCGAAGATGGATCTGGAGCATTCACCGACCAGCCTGTTCCGCACCGATGTCGAGAACATCCTTCGAGTGAAGTTCCAGCTGACCGACATCCGCTACATCGATGAACTGTACGAGTCCCTGTCGTTGGACAACAACTTCGAGATGAACGTGGACACCAACACGCTCATTCCGGATTCCACGTTCATCCTGTTCCCGTCCTACAACGACGATTCTCTCGGTTTCACCGCGGACGGTCCGACTGCGGAAGGCCAGGATGCGGAGTTCGAGTTGGGCAAGAATGTCAACAAAGGTCTCGTTGCGTACATGATGCACCATTACGCTCCGGCCAACTACGACCTGTGGGTGAACGGCACCGCGTTGCCGGTGTTGCAGGACGCCGTATCGACCTTCAAGGCGAAGGTTCTGTAGCCTGTAGGAGGTTCCCGTGTCCAGCAGCATCGTGTCCGGTATCGACTGGAAGAAGTACATGCAGTTGGAGTTGGTCGATGACAGGCGTCTCGCCGACCGGTATTCGAACGAGTGGGTTATCCACAAGTGCCGTGTCGCTGCGAACATGGCTCTGGCATGCAGTCCGAACGTGGAGCCGCGCCTGAACAACGGCTATCTGGATGAGGAGACGTTCGCCTATGTCGTCTGCCAGATGGTCATTCGCGTGATGCGATGGACCGATCTGAAGTCGGAGACGAACGGCTCCTACACGTATGAGAATCGCAGTCCGCAGGACAATCCGCCATCCTATGACGCTTCCCCGAACCTGTACGTGAGCAAACGCGAAAAGCAGCTGCTTCTCGGTTACGAGGAGGGGAACGGTCCAATAGGAACGGTGTTCGTCGGCGTCAACAGAATCTGGGGGCTTTGATGGAGGGCGAAACGCTTGACACAGGGCATCTCTTCGATGGTGTCGATGCCGACGAAATAGGCGGCGGCCATCTGTTCGACGAGGTTGATGCCAAAAAGCATGTTTTTAATAATCTGCTTCATCGCGATGTGATCGTCTACGAGGGCATGGTTCCGTGGGTGACGTGTCACGGGAGCACGACTATCCCAAAGTATTTGGATGCGGATGGTAGGGTTCTTGACCCGGCCACGGTTTCCAATGTGGTTCGTGCGGGTGGTTTCGTGCCGTCCATCACCAGTGGCGGAGTCTCGTATACCGCGGATGTTCACGAGGTTTACTGTTGCGTGGTCGGACGCACCCAGAAGAACAGCGTCATGAGTGAGAATTGGGCGCAGGATACGACTCCGCAGGAGTTTGGCGGTAATCGTGAGATGAATCAGGTGAAGGTTCTCGCGCCGGAATGGCATGGGGACTTCTATTCACGGTTCTGGTTCAACGGCTCATGCTATGAGGTTGCCGGTTCGCCGGTTTTTCTTCCTCATTCGTCCGATATGGCTAGGCATTACGAGTTTCCGGCTCGCCGCGTGTATGCGGCCGAGTTGGCTCATAACCGTATCGTTCCGCCCGTTCCACCGAAGGGGGCTGAAACATGGGGTATGTGAGGCTTCGTCCTGATTTGAATGCGAGGGTCGCGGAAACGTTCGGCGGCAAGGTCACTCGCCCCCACGCTTTGAAGGTTCAGGCTCGCGCGAAGGCATTGGCCGACATGCGGGCCAAGCATTCGAGCGTCGCCGACCGTATCAACATTAACGTTCACGCTCACGGCTCGCATACGAGCGTGGTCATGAGCGTGACCGGCCGTGACGGCTCGCAGATCGCATCCTATTTGGAGTACGGGTATTTCAATCTGCGTGCGCAACGTCACCTGCCGGGCATGTACGTGATGAGCGAGGCCAAGTATGGCTGATCTGAGCGTACGTGCCCCGTTGGATGCCGAGGGATTGATCGATGCGCTGTTCAAACGTGTCGATTTCCGTAAGGCCGGTTTCGATAACGTCGTGGTGTTGCCGCGCGATGTCGCGGATACGGATTCGTATGCGTTTGACCATGACGTGGTGATCTGGCATTGTGGCGCTCCGGTCCAGCCGGATTGGAATGTGAAGGCGTGGGTTTGGCGGTTCGCGTTGTCGCTGACCGTGGTGAACCGTGATCCTGACATCAGTTCCAGCCTGTGCTCGTTTCTGCATGAGACGATTTCACGTTGGCCGTATGGCGAGCCCACCGAGTTTGGCCGTGTCGGCGCGATTCCCGACAATCCAGCGTTCGAGCAGGTCGCCATTGGCGATGTGGTGACTACGAAGACCGCTGTCGTGCGTTCCTGCACGAAGCTGGTGCAAGCGGGTTCCGTCCGCTGATTTTCCCAATAATCCAAAGATTCTGATTTTAAAGCCCTGTCCGCTTGCGGATGGGGCTTTCTTGTTAAGGAGGGCCATTCATATGGCTATGAACGATAAATCTGTGTTTACCAGTGTTCGCGGTGCAGCGTTTCTTGCCGATGCCAATACTGCTTTGCCGAGTCTGAAACTGTTTGGTTTGGAGGCGGCGACCGTTGGCGAGACCACCAAGAAGTATACGAACATGGGTCATTTGAACGTGTCCGACCTGCCGTCTTTCGAGACGAGCGGCGGCGACGCGACGACCAAGGATACTTGGAACAAGAGCAAGTTCCGCACCACTTACGATTCCGTGACCGGCAAGGTCACGATTTCCAGCGTCCAGGGCGACAAGGAAACGTTCAAACTGATGTTCGACGCTGCCGAAATCACCGGTGGCGGCACCGCAGTAGCCTTGGACAAGGTCGAGCAGCCGAAGGCGCTGTTCATCTACGTCGAGGATACGAACACCGGTGAGCAGTTCGGCATTTGGATTCCGAACCTGAGCCTCGCCTATAGCGAGCTTCCGTCCTTGGCTCAGGATGATTTCAACACGTTCAAGCTGGAAGGCAACATCATGACTTCCACTGTTCTTCCGAAGACCAAGAGCGGCAAGGCTTCCAGCATCGCTTTCTACGATCCTGACGATTTCGCCAAGGCCGCGTGAGTCTGAGGGTTTTTTGATTCTTCCCCTGACGGGTGTTCTTCTCCTGTCTGTCGCCCATCAGGGGATTTTCTTCTGTATCGCAGACGGGTGTTGTCTTTTTCACAGATTGGAGTTTTGTATGGCTGAAAACGATGTTGAAGAGAATGTCTTTCCGACTGATTGGGATGGTCTGGCCGGTTACGATGATGTGATGGCCGGATTGCCGGAAATGGTGCAGGCGGAATCTTTCTCGCCTTCCCAGACGGCATTGTTCGCTGTGGTCGAACGTCGTTTGAACGAGCGGCTGCTTGTCATGCGTGACGGCGGCGTGTTTGGCGGCAAGGCGAAGAAAACCGTGTCTGATGATGCTGTCGCCGTTGCCGTTGCCGAATATGTCGAGATCGCCGACTCGTTCTATAAGGGGCTTGCCGTCAATGCTGACGCTTATGTGGAGTGGACGAAGGGTCGTGGCCTGTTTGACCTGTTGAACATGTTCGCAGCACTCACACGCTTCTACGTGGAGCGTTTGGGAAAATCAAGCGCCTCGAAAAAGCAGTCTCGGACTGCCGAGTAGGGGTTGTCTCCGATTTCCGTCGTTTCTACCGGCTGAATCTTCCGGCTGACGTTCACGCGTATGATCCGAATTTTCTTTGCGACCTGTTGGATGGTCTAGAGGCCATTCCCGATTCGCAGTGGCGTGCATGGCTGTTGGAGCATGATGGTGCCGGTGGGGGTTCCGGCAGTTCCGAACGGTTGCAGTTGGGGTGGCTTGGTTTCGGCCAGTCCGAAATGCTGTTGCTGCAATTGCAGAACACGTTGGATTCGTTGCGTTCGCTGGCTGTTTCTCATTGGAGTGGGAAGAAGGTTGGCTTTGAGCCGATTCTTCCGCCCGGCATTGATGCCGCGTCTCGTGATGTCAATCGTGTGGATGGTTCGCATGTGACGAGTCTGGCTGACTATATGGCTCGGGTTCGTAGTTGCTTCGGCGGCTGATTCTGCCGGTTTTTTGTTTTTGCCCATGTTTCCAAGGGGTCTTTTTCCTCTTTCTTCCCCTTGGATTCGTGGGCGTTTCTTTTAGGAGTGTGCGCGTATGGAGCGTCCTGCTTTTTCCGCTGGCGAGGTCGGCATTGATGTCGTTCCTCTTACCGACCGGTTTTTCGCCGAACTTAGGGCGAAACTGCATGATCTTCGCGATTTGAAGGTTCCGGTTGAGTTTGACCCGGATGACATGGCCGCTTCGCGCACGTATGAGAAGTGGAATGGGCGTGATGCTCGCGTCAATGTCTCGTATGACGTTGACATGTCCGGCTTGCGTGAACTGTCGAAGCAGGATGAACGGTTGCGTAAACGGTATGAGAAGCCCGTCAAACCGGTTTTCGACGGCAGTGGTGTCGTCAAGGGTCTGGACACGGCGATCGGCCGTGTCGAACAGTTGCGTAAGGTTCAGAAGAACGTCGGCGACGTGTTCACCAAGAATCTTGGCGTGTTCGGGAAAACGGAGACGAGCCGGTTGAAGGAGCAGATGCTTCTTCTTGACCAGTCCGAAGAGAGGATGCGCAGGGTTCGCGCCGACCGTGACGAGCTTGTTTCGATGCGCGGTGACGAGTGGAATCAGCTGAACAGGCAGATTCTTGGCAACATGAGCACGTTGGACGCTTTGCAGAAGCGTTACGACGAGTTGGGTTCCGAGATTTCCAAGGTTACCGCGTATCGTGATTCGCTTCGTGGCGGTGGACGCCGCGATGAGGCGAAAGCGCAGACCGTCAGGCTTCGTGAGCTTCGCGCCGAATACCGTGCGACCGCACGCAACATGCGCGAGGTCACGAACGAGACGAACAGGCTCGCCAAACAGCAGGACAAGCTGAAGTCCGATAGTGTCGCGAAGTGGATTCACGATTTGGACAAGCAGCTTGTCGAATTGGATTCGCATACGAAGTCCGTGCGTAAGACTTTCGACAGCGTGGCCCGCAGCGGGTTCTTCAAATCCTCCGACATGGGCAAGACGAACGTTCTTTCCGGCGTGAGCTTTTTCGGCAAGGATCTGAACCGTCAGCTCAATACGGAACGTGCCGCTCGCAGGGAGCAGGAGCGGCTGAACGATTCGTGGCGTGATGGTGCCGAATGGCAGGGGAACCTGTTGGAAGGCACGGCACGGTATGCGCGGAATCTGAAGACCGCTTCCAACGTGATGAACGCGTACGGCAAGGACGTGAAAGAGGCGAACCGTCTGCTTGACGAGCAGGAACAACGGTTGACCGGCTTGCAGAGGGCCTTGCGTGGCGTGAACAAGTACGGCAGGTATTCGGAAGTCAACAAGCAGTTGAACGACCAGCTCGCCGCCGTCAACAGGCTCCGCAAGCAGATCGAATCCAATCCGATCAAGACGAGACTCGTATTGGATGATAGTCGGTTCAACCGCAAGTATGCGAACATCACACATCAGGTAGGCGAGTTGACGAAGAAGCTCGAACGTGAGAACGAGCTTAAGATTCGTGTTGATTTCTGGACTGATACGGCTGATTCGCTTGAAGAGCGTCTGCGTAGGCTTCAGCATGGGCGTATTCAGATTCCTGCGGATATTGTCGTTGACAATAAGAATCTGATTGAGCGTGCCCGGCAAGTCGCCGAAGAGGTGAGACGCAATCCAGATCGCAAGGTCGAGCTTGAGGCTGATCTTGATTTGGATATGAAGCGTGCCGAGGAGCGTATCAAGGATTTCCAGAAGGCCAATGACACGTTCAATATGGACGTGGATTTGGAGACCGCCGCCGCACGCGCCCATCTCGCTTACTTCACGAGACCGCGTACGGTTGATATTTTCGCGGAGTTCAAAGGCACCGATCTCGGCAAGATCATGAGCGGCATGACCGCTGGCGCTACTGGTGTCCGTGGCGTGCAGAACGAGTGGCAGAAGCTCGTCAACATGTTCGACAAATTCGATGAGGTCGTGCCGAAGTGGAGTCTGCTGGGCGCGGTGTTCGCGTCCGTTGGCGCTGGCGCGTTGAACTTGTCCCGCACGGCTGGCAGTGCCGGCGCTTCTCTGGTGATGATGAGCAAGGCGGCTTTGGCCGCTCCGGGCGCTTTGCTCGGGTTGGCCGCGGGCTATGAGGTCGCGTATGCGGCGGCGAACAAGTTTGGCGCATATGTGGATGTGTCCACCACGAAGCTTGGTGGATTGCATGACAAGCTTGCTGACACGTTCTGGAAGCAGGCCGCGAATCCCGTCACCGATATGATGAACGCGCTCGGTGACAGCAAGTACGTCGAGAACATGAACGGCGTGGCCGACGCGGAAGGGCGTATCGTCGCCAATGCGGCGCGTATCGTCGCGCAGGAACCGTATGTGGATCGTATCAATTCGATTCTCGGCAATACGGTCAAGGGTGTGGACGCGCTTGACTCGGGCGTTCAGGCTGTCACCACTTCCGTTGTGAGGCTTGGCGATAGGACCAGCTCGTATCTGCCGCGCATGGCTAACTATGTGAGCCGTAACGCGACACTGATGGCGCAGTGGGTCGATGAGGCGGAGCGTACCGGCAAGGTCACTCAGGCTATGGAGAAGGCCATCGAGCAGGGTGGCTATCTCATGTCGAGCGTCAAGTCGGCTGGTGGCATCCTCAAGGGCACGTTCGGCACGTTGGCCGAGGGCGAGAATGGCATCGAGAAGTTCTCCGACGCTTTGAGTCGTGCTGACAGGGCCGTGAACGGCGTGAAGTTCCAAACCACGTTGACCGCGTGGGCCGATGGGGCGAAACAGGCTTCGGGCAAGTTCCATGATTCGTTCCGTGAGATTGGCGACGCGGCTTATGAGCTGCGGGATACGACGAAGCAGGCGTTCGTTGACGCCGGTTCCATGGTGTCCACCGGCATCGGCTCGGTGAGCAGTATGCTTGGCAAGTCGAAGACCGGTATCGCGGATTTCAGCAATGGCGTGTCCGAGGGATTCCAGAAGGTGTTCCGTGCCGTTGATTCCGCCTCCCCGATGTTCGACAGTCTGCTGTCGATGAGCGGCGAATTGTCCGACACGTTCGGTGGAACGTTGGGGAACACGTTGAAGTCGGCGGCTCCGACGATCAAGGTGTTGGCTGACGGCGCTTCCACCATGGCCCAGGCTTTCGGCAAGCTGCCTGCGCCCGTTCAGGCGATGGTCGGCATGTATGCGACGTTCGGAAAGGCCGGCATCAGCGCTTACAATTCGTTGAAGCGTGGCATGTTGCAGAACATCGAATCCACGTTGCAGTATCGGAAGACTTTGAGCCAGTTGGGCATCACCTCGCAGGAGACTGCGATCAGTATGAGCGAGCTGGTTCGGGCGATGGCTCGTCTGAAGTCCGGTCAGACGGCTGGCGTGCTGACCGGCGAGGTTTCAAATATCCGCCAGATGGGTGCCGCAGCCGACGAGACCACTGCGAAGCTGAATCGTATGAATCGTGCGCAGGCGGGTGGTTCCGCCGTCGCTGGCGTTGCCGCTGGCGCTGGTTCCACCGGCTTGGTTCGTGGTGTCGGCGAGGCGGCTGAGGGTGCCGCCCGTAAGACCGGTTTGCTGAAGACCGCTTTGAGTGGCGTGGTTGATTTCCTTGGCGGGCCTGTCGGCATCGCCATTGTCGGCGTGACCACGGCGTTGAGTCTGGCGGGCAGTGCGATCAGTTCGTACAATGATGCCGCCGCGCACACGCAATCGGTGAACCGGACTGTCGCCGACTCGTTCAAGAACGTTCAAAGCGGTGCGGCGGACGCTTCCACGGCTGTTTCCAAAGCCAAGAAGACCGTTTCGAAAAATTGGGCCGACAAGGATTATGGTTGGAAGCTTCCGAACGGCAATGCCGTCGAGAAGCTTTTTAGCGGTGTCACGAAGTGGGTAAGCCCGTTCAAGGATTCGTCCAAGGCGGCTGACGCTCTTGGCATCAGCGTCAAACAATTGAATTCCGCCGCGACCGGAACGAACGACGCCTATGACAAGATGCATAAGAAGCTTGAGGCCATCAAGAACGACCAGCAGTGGGTCATGGGCGCGAATGGTCAGATGGTGAACGCCAACGAGCAGCAGGCCGAAGCCGCCGAACGTCTGCTTGGCGTGCTTGAGGACTCCCACACCGAATGGGTGAAGGGCATGAAGGTGGCGTCCGATTGGATTGGCAGCGCCGATAGCGTCGCCAACGTTTCGGCGTTGGCCGCCGACAAGCTCAGTCTGCTGTCCGAATCCCTCGCAGCCAACAACTACGAACTGGAAGGCAACAGCAAAAACGCCCAGACCAACCGCAAGATGATGGCCGATTACGCGAACAGCGCTTTGCTGGCCGCGAAGAACATCATCTACGCGGGCAACGGCAGCGCCGAAGCGAACCAGAAAGCCAAGAACGCCGTCTATTCCGCACGCCAGGAAATCATTCAGATGGCCGAACAATGCGGCATGTCAGCCGAAGCCGCCGCCGCGCTCGCCGACCAGATGGGGCTTATTCCCGATAACGTGTCCACGAAGTTCGATCTGACGAACATGGATTCGGTGAAGGCTCAGGTTCAGGATTATATCGACCAGCTTGAGTTGACCAAAGGTCAGAAGGAAATCATTCTTGATCTCGTCCAGAAGGGTGACATAACGAGTTTCGACCAGTTGGCCGGTGCCGTGAAGGCGCTCATGGGTGGTGCGAGCGAAAAGGATTTGACTATTCTTCTTGACGCTCAGGATAACGCTTCGGGTAAAATCAAGGACGCTACGGCTTTGGCTAAGGGGTTTGGTCTGACGAAGGCTCAGATCAATATTCTTGCCAAGGATGAGGCTGGCCCGAAGTTGGATGCCGTCAAGCAGAAGCTTCGTGACAGTGGGTTGACTGACGCTCAGATTCAGATTCTCATCGACGCTTTGGATAAGACGCAATCCGGTGTTGATAGTGCGAAGAATAATCTGCATACCATCGAGCAGACGCCTGTGGATGTTCCTATTACGGCAGCTGATAATACGCAGGGCGGTGTCGCTAGCGCGCAGTTTTCGGTGAACAGTGTCCGTCAGGGTGCTCCAACGCTGATCGACGCTGTTGATAGGGCTAGTGTTATAGCGCAGACAGCGAAGGGCAATATTGAGAATGTGCCTCGTAATTGGCCTACGCTTTTCGCTGGTATTGGCAATACGTCTGCTGTGGCGGCTGATGCGAAAAACCAGATTGTCTCCGTGCCTACATGGTGGGGAAGTCGTCTTGACGCTTCCACGACCGGATATGATGCTGTTGCAGGTCTCGCCGGACAGTGGAACAGCATCCAAAGTAAGAGCGTGACGCTTGATGCGTCTGTTGTTGCTAGGGGTATTGCGAATGCTGGTCATAAGGCTACCGGTGGTCGTATCAGCGGGCCGGGTACTGGCACGTCTGATTCGATTCCGATGTGGCTGTCGGACGGTGAACATGTTATTCGTGCCGCTGCGGCGAGCAAGCTTGACCGTACTGTCGGCCCGAATTTCCTGAACGTGTTGAACGCTACCGGTGATCTGGATAGGGCGGTGTCGCAGGCTCGCACGTCGTATGCGCGTTCCGCGCGTGACATGAGCCGTAACGCCTACGCTTCCGGTGGAAGGGTCCAGAGAATGTTGGATTCGGCCACGTCCATCACGGTCAACATTCCTTCACGGGATGATCGTGAACTGGTGTCCGCCGTGAATGATCTGCGTCGTGAGGTTGCGGGCTTCCGTGATGGTATCGGCGGTGAGATCAGTCGCAATAGCAGTCCTTGGCCTAGCAAGCGTGATTTCGTCCGTGATGTATTGGAGGCCAGTCGTGGCAGGTGAGCTTGCGTATGTGAGTGGTTTGACCGGTGAACGGTTCGACGTGTCGGATTATGAGACCGTTGATTTCGAGGGCGCGTTGGAGTTACGTGGCCGTGAATGGGAGTACACGGTGCGTAACGGTGGGCTGACTGGCGTTTCGAGGAAACGTCGGGAGATTTCCGTTGACGTGCATTACGGTGATGCGGTGGCGTTCGACTCGTTCATGCGGGCTGTTGACACTGATCTGGCCGTAGGCAAGCCGGGACGGTTGGAGGCGGTGAATGGTGCGGGGGAGGTTTGGACTCAATCGTGTTATGCGGTGAAGTCCGAGGCCTCCTCGCATCCGGGTTCTTCCGACCCGGTGTGCGCGCTTTCGTTCGTCCTGTTGGATGGCGTGTGGCATCATGAGGCCGGTACCGTGTCGTATCAGCCTGTGTCCGGGTCTGCCGCGGCTGGCTTGGATTTGCCGACTGACATGGGTTATGATCTGGCTGTTTCGCGTCCGTCATGCGTGGTGTCTAATCGCATGCGTGTTCCGATGCCGTTTCGTCTGGTCATATATGGGGCTGTTTCGAACCCGTCGTTGACGATTGGCGGGAACGTGTACCGGTTGAATGGTGATGTTCCGTCTGGCGCTTACGTGGCGGTTGACTCGTTGAAGAAGTCGATCATGCTGCATGGTGCGGATGGTTCTCTGCGGAACGTGTTTTCGTGGGGTGTGCGCGGTTCCGGTTTGAATCGTGGACAGTATGTTTTCCAACCTATTCCGGCTGGTTCGAGCGTGGTTGAGTTGGGTTCCGGTTTCGGTTTTGATCTGACTGTTGTCGAGGAGAATGGGGACCCGACTTGGTTGATTTGATTTGCGCTGACGAGAATGGCGTGCCGTTCCACGCGACTTCCGATTGCGTGTTGGATTGCGCGTGGGGGTCTGGTGAGAATGATTTCGAACTGACGTTGTATGACGGTACCGTGCTGCCCGACCGTGGTCTTGTCTATGTGGATGGGACCGAGGTTGGTGGCATCGTCGATCATATGAAGGACGAACTGTCGGATGGCGTGAGTGTGGTCACGTATTCCGGTCGGAGTTGGCATGGCATGTTGGCCGGTAAGGTGTTGCAGCCGGATTCAGGGCAGGATTATCTGAAGGTGTCCGGCCCTGTGAATCAGGTGTTGTCGAACCTGTTGGCCCGTATTGGCTTGTCTGACGTGTTCAAGGTTCGTTCGGATTCCACGAAGACGATTCCAACGTTCCAGTTTGACAGGTATTGCACCGCATATGATGGCATCCGCAGAATGTTGGCAGCGAATGATCTGAAACTCATGTTTCAGGAGGTTGACGGCACGGTATGGATGTATGCCCAGCCGATTGTCGCCCATGATGATACGGTCGATTCCGATCTGATCGATTTCAGCATCACGAAGGATTACCGGCGTACCAATCATATGATCGGCTTGGGCAAGGGCGATTTGAGGAATCGTCTGGTCGTCCACTATTATGCGGATGGTTCCGGCAAGGTGTCCAATACGCGCACGTTCGGTGGTCGTGATGAGATCGCCGCCGTCTATGATTATTCGTCCGCCGAGAAGGACGAGTTGGACAAGCAGACGAAGAAGCAGTTGCAGGATTTGCAGGGTGCCGGTGCTGTCGATGTGACCGTGCATGACGGTTTGTCGCTTGATGTTGGTGATAGGGTCGTCGGTTGCGATCATGTTACCGGTCTGACGGTTACCGCCATCGTGTTGAAGAAGATCGTGAAACTGTCTGGCGGCTTGCTGTCCGTATCGTATGAGGTTGGCGACGCGGCTTCCTCGAAGACGGAATATTCGAATTATACGAGTTCATCTTCCTCTTCGTCTTCGGGTTCGACTGGCGGTGGCGTGTCTTTGACGGCTGGCCGTGGACTGTCGATTTCAGGCGGCACGATCAACGCGGAGGTCGCTTCCGAGGATTTGGATTCCGTCAGACAGACTGCCGAGTCTGCGAACAAGACGGCTTCCGGTTTCGCAGCGCAGATCGGCAAGGCGAATCAGACCGCCGAGGATGCGAAGAACGTCGCCGATGCGGCCAAGAGCGTGGCCGACAGTGCCAAGTCGGGCATGATGACCGATGGCGAGCGGTCGAAGCTCGCTTCGGTCGAACGGGGCGCGAACGCCTACACGCTGCCGAAGGCGTCCACGGACGTGTTGGGTGGCGTGAGGGTGGACGGTTCCTCGATCGTGAGCGTGGATGGCGTCATCAGCGCTCATGTCGGCGGCGGCGCTTCCGGGAGAGTCGTGTTCCCGATCGGCTATGTGGTGATGAACACGACGGGCGTTGACCCTTCCGTGGATTTCGGCGGCACGTGGAGGCAGTTGCCTTCGCTTGGTTGTTCCATGTTTGAAAGGATAGGCTAGTGAAGTCTGACGGTTACTCGAAGTACGTGTGCGACAAGTGCGGTAAGACCGCCTATGTCGCCGCTGGCGATACGGAGGCTCGTGAATGGTTCACCGTGCGCCGCTATTCGGCTGGCAAAGCGACCCGCATCGCGGATGATGTGGCGCCTGACATTTACGAATTGTGTTCCCAGTGCAATTCGTCGTTCATGACGTTCATGCAGCAGGATGACGCTTCGTTTGAAGCATGGTTGAAGGAGGTTGGACAGTGACCATCGAACTGGTTGACGGCAAGGCCGGCACGGCGCATATTTCAAGCGAGGACAAGGCGATCATCCATCAGGCCAAGTTTTCGAAGTCTGACGTGGTGTTCAACTGGGGCGAAGCGTTCAAATGCTCGATGAGTTCGCCCAACAGGGCGACGATCGGCACCGGCTGCGCGTCGATCCAGGGTTTGGACTGGCATGTCACGGCGGCGGAATCCGTGACGATCTCCAACGGGTCGCAGGGTATGAAACGCAATGACATCATTTGCGCGCATTACAATCGTAACCCCAAGAACGGTAATGAGCTGGTGGAGTTGGTCGTGTTGAAGGGTTCGCCGAATGCGACGGCTGCCGCTGACCCGACCATTCCTGCGGGGAAGATTTTGTCCGGCGCGGTTGACGCGTACATGCCGTTGTGGCGTATCCCGCTTGACGGCATCACGGTCGGTACGCCGGTGCGCCTGTTCACGCCGAGGGGGGCTTTGTGGGATTCCGTAACCCTGTATAACGCGAAGGGCTTCACGGTCATCCGCACCGGCATGATGATGCTGGTCAAATACTCCGGTTCCTTCGGTGGAGGCAGCTGGGACAGCGTGCAATGCGAATACACGCTGCCCGCCGAACTGCGCCCGCCTATCGAGGTCAATGGAATGGTGTGCGTGTCGAACGGGCAGACGTCGAGAATGCTCGTCGTTAATCCGAACGGCACCATCCGATGTGCGAACATGGGAGCCGCTGGCAGCAATCAGGGTTGCGTCGGTTCGCTCTGCTATCCGATCCCATGAGGATAGCTTTCCGTAACCCTTGAACGGCAGATCTGGCATGGGCCTTACGGCATGACGGTACATCTCGCCAAAGTCGGCATGATGGCGTTCGCTTTTGGCAACACGTCCTTCACGTTCAGCATCAATACCAACGGCCAGACCGTGAATGAGACGATGGATGCCGGTTTCCTGCCGGAAGGACAAGGCGCGATACTGCTGGAAGGTGTGAACGGGCAGCATGGAGCCTTGTCCTTCGACTCTGACGGTAAGGTCACGATCAGCGGCAGCATGAACAGCGGATACTATTTCCGCGTCTGCGGCTGCTGGCCGGTGAAATAGCTTTCCGTAACCCTCACGAAATCAAACATCAATTGGGACGTGAATTATCGCACCGCATTTGTCGGCGGGATGTTGATCGTCGCGTTTCATGCCGTGCGGCTCAATACGGACTGGTCTGCCCAGAAGGAATGGGAGGTGTCCCCGCTTTTCATGCTTCCGGCTGGATTGGAGGCCGCGTTCGAGGTGCATTGCCCGGCTGTGTCCAATTCGAGCGTGGGTCTTCATGGCATCGAGGCGCAGACCGCAGGCAACAGCATCAACCTTCGCTCGTCCAATAAGATGACGCTCGGCAAAGGCGGTTGGGTCGAGGGCTGCATCACAGTGCCGCTCTGATCGGCGATTAAACGACCGGATAGCTTTCCGTAACCCAGCAATGGAAGCCGCCGTTTACTAATAACAGCCTCACTCTGTGTCGGGTCGGACGCGTCGTCACGGTCAACGGCAACGTCAAGTTCACCGGCAGTGGACAGCAGAACTACGCGATGGCGGTTGAGACCATCCCAGAAGCGTTCCGTCCGCTCGCCGACCAGAGCATCATCGCGTTTCAGTCCTGCGGTTTCAGCCTGCTTGTCATGCGTGACGGGAAGGTGCAGATGCTAGGCGACCCGAAATCCGCCTACTCCACGGCGCACGGCTGTTGGATGTCGGAATAGTCTTCCGTACCCACAGACGCTTATCACCTCGCGGCGGTAGCCAGAACATCGACGGTTTCACCACATCCGCCTCGTACATCACGGCCTAAACCGTCGTCACCGGAAACGATACGCTGCCGACATGCCATGTGTTTGCTGGAATGGTCGCGTCATACGACGTGCGGAAGTAAACCGTGTTTCCCGCGACGTACAGAAAACGATTCTGCATCTGTTCTTCATAGGAATTGTCTACGAACTCGTTGAAGCCCTCACTGGCGGACTGCACGTCCATGCTCGCCAAAGGCACTCCATTCCACGCCTTGTTGCCGAAAAGCCCTTTGTTGACCCACCGGCAGTAGACGGTCGCCAAACCATTGACGACGCATCCACTGATTGTGAATTCCGGGTCACTGGTCAGTTTCGTGAAACGAATCGGGGTTACGGAAAACTATCCTCATGGGATCGGATAGCAGAGCGAGCCGGCGCAACTCTGATTGCTGCCCGTGGCTCCCATGTTCGCGCATCGGATGGTGCCGTTCGGATTGACGACAAGCATTCTCGACACCTGCCCGTTCGACACGCATACCATCGCGTTGACCTCGATCGGCGGACGTAATTCGACCGGCAGCGTGTAATCGCATTGCACGCTGCTCCAACTGTCACTCGCGAAGGAACCGGCGTATTTGACCAGCATCATCATGCCGGTGCGGATGACCGTGAAGCCCTTCGCGTTGTACAGGGTTACGGAATCCCACAGTTGGCTCATCGGAGGCAACTGCTTGACAAGCATGACAGGAGTTCCAGCGGTGATGCCACTGATTGGAATGCGGGCGATCGGAATCCATACGGTGCCGGAATTGTTCAGGATACTACCCGACGGTACCGTGGGGTCAGCCGCCGTGCCACTGGTGGCGGTGCCCTTCAGCACCGCGAGCGCGATCGTTTCGATGTTGTTCGAGTCTCGCGTGTATTTCACGCAGATTAGGTCGTTGCGGTTCCGTCCTGTGACTCCGCTTTCGATGGTGACGGTTTCCGCCGCGGTGACGCGTGCGTATCGTCCTTCGATCACAAGGTTGAGGACCGGGACGAGCGCCTTGTTTGCTGACTGCATGGTCACGGCGGGGAATTTGCCGTCGCCGCCTTGCAGCAGGTAGTTGCCGTTTCCGACCAGTCCGGCCTGCATGGCTCCTTGGTCGCTGGATGTGATGTGCGGAGCGCCGGCCTTGCCGGTGATGAGATTCATGGTCATGGTCATTCCTTCCTATCTGTTGTGTTGTTGAGGTATGCGGCGTAGGCGGCGTCCTGCGTGGCTGCCAGCGCTTTGAACGTCTGCCAGCATGCGGTACAGACGAGCGCGCCCTGTGCGACTCCGTCGACGGTGGTGTGGGTGATGTCGTGCCAGTCGCTGGAGGTGCGTGGGTCACCGTCGGCGAGGTATGCGGAGGCGTGGCATCGGTCGCAGGTGTATCTGGTGATGTTCGTGGTTCGTGCCATTGATGTTCCTTTCTCTTTCAGGCTGTGCGCTGGTAGATGTGTCCCGGAAGGATGGTGTTGCATTCCTTCCAAGTGCCGCCGTAGGTGGTTCCCGGATTTGTTGTGGCGGTGGTCCAGTAGAGGGAGCCGACCGGGTGGGCGGCGATGAACGCCTGGCTTGCGCTCATGCCCGTCTCGCCCTTGTCGCCCTTCGGGCCGACGAGGCTTGTGTTCGAGACTGGCTTGAACGTCACGTTTTTCCCGGTGGCTGTGATCTTTGCGTACATCAGGTTCTTGCCGCCGTTGGTCATGGCGAAGAAGTATTCGCCTACGACCGGGGCACGGTTGAAACTGAGTGTCTGCCAGTCAAAATCCGAGCATGCGGACGTCCAGTATCCGGATAGTATGCGTGTGATGATCAAGGCAGGCAACCCGGTCTCGCCGCGTTGGCCGGCCTCTCCTTTCGCTCCGGTGGCCCCGGTCGCGCCAGTGGCGCCGGCAGGGCCCTGCGGTCCTTGCACTCCCTGCTTGCCTTGCGGTCCGGTGTCGCCCTTGGGGCCTTTGACATTGCCAAGTAGAATCTTCGTCATGCGTGCTCCTTATTTTCCGTCGTTGATCGTGTAGTACAGGTCGCCAGTCGCCTGATCGTAGGAGACGGGAGCTTCTGACGCGGTGGCCGTGTCCGCGTATACGGCGTACAGGTCTCCGTTCGGATCGACCTGGAGCGTGAAGAATCCTGATGCGGGTGCCGTCACGCCGCTGGCGCCCTGCGGGCCGGACGGCCCCTGTGGACCCTGCAGTCCCTGAACGCCCTGCGCTCCTTGCTTGCCTTGCGGGCCGGTGGCCCCGGTAGCTCCAGTAGAACCGGTGGGGCCAATGGGACCGGCCGGACCAGTAGGCCCGGTGGGACCTGCTGGCCCGGCCGGCCCGATATCCCCTTTGTCTCCCTTGTCACCCTTCAGACCTTCAGGGCCTTGCGGACCAGTAGGCCCGGCGGCTCCAGTGGATCCTTTGGGGCCTTGCGCACCGATGATGGATTGACGGGAAATCGTCTTTCCCGTGAATAGGCTGCCGGACTGTGAAACGCACTGCCAGACGATGCTGTATTTTCCACCACCTGACAATGCGGTCGAATATTCGTTGGCGAGTGGTGTTCGGTTCAACCATTCGCTCACGTTCCCCGTGAAAGTGGATCCCACCGGATATTCGCCGACGAGGGATTTCTTCATCACGAGCGCCGGAAGGCCGACGTCGCCTTTAGCTCCCTGAACGCCCTGCGCTCCTTGCTTGCCTTGCGGGCCGGTGGCCCCGGTATCGCCCTTGTCGCCTTTGGGGCCTTTGATGTTGCCGATCAATAGTCGCGCCATGTGTCACCTTTCCGGGATGTCCACATACAGGTTCCCGCTCTCGGAGTGCCAGACGAACGAGGGTGGGTTCGTGTTGTCCGGATAGTTCACGTACAGGTCGCCGTCGCCTTCCATGCTGAGCGTGAAGAAGCCGTTCGAGGGGGCGGATACGCCGCTGTCGCCCTTGTCACCCTTCTCCCCTTGCGGGCCCTGGATGCCTTGGGAACCTTGGATGCCTTGTCTGCCCTGGGGGCCGGTCGCTCCCTGTGGACCCGTGGGACCCTGCGGACCTGTGGAACCCGTCGGGCCTTGCGGTCCCGCCGCGCCGATCGCGCCGGCATCACCCTTATCGCCTTTCTCGCCGCGTATCCCCTGCAGTCCCTGCGGGCCTTCGGGACCGGCGACGCCTTGCGGCCCTCGCTCCCCGGTCGCTCCTTTCTCTCCCCGAGGACCGGTGGGTCCGGTCGCTCCGGTGGCCCCCTGTGGTCCTGTGTCGCCCTTGTCGCCCTTCTCCCCTTGCGGACCCTGGTCGCCTTTCGGAAGCCCCAAATTCAAGGTTTTGTCGCTGCCGGCGCCCGTGAGCGACGCGCTTGCCTGTGCGCCGGGGGCGAGCGTGTCCACCGAACCGATTTTCAGGCCGGTGATGTAGTCGCCTTTCGGCTGTTTACCCGACAATGCGTTGTTGAGCGAGTCGATGTCGTTTCTGGTCACGTCGGCGCTGAACGTCCAGGCGTCGAGTTTGAGGCCGGCTCCAGCGTAGTAGGCGTGGCCACCATCCCCGATGGAGGATTCTCCGCTGTTGCCGCCGGCGCTGGCGCCTCCGGATTCGTAGGTGACGGTGAGCACGCCTCCCGAAACCTTGACGATCTTCTTGGAGATCTCGGCAGTGACGACGAGGCCCGTGTTGTTGTCACGGCCCGTGACCAGGTCGCCAACGTCCGCGTCGATGCCGTCGGGAATGTCCACGTCGATGGTGCTGGTGTTCCGAAGTTCCTGGAATTTCTGCCTGCCCTTGTCCTCGAGCTCGTCGGCTTCGGCGTTGGACAACTCGTATGTGGCGGTGCGTTCGTCAAGGCCTTTGAGGGTCTGCGTGTGGCTGAACGTGCCGTTCGCGCCGGCGTACCAGTGGATGACGGTACGGTCCTTGAGTTCGCCCTTGCCCAGACAGATGAGATGGTTGATCGGGTGCGCCGCCTGTTTGGCGGTGAAGTCGATGAGGTCCGAGTCGATGCTGTCGCCGATCGTGCGGACGGGCATGGCGCTCATGGCCACCTTGTCGCCGTCATTACGCAACCGGAGTTTGAGTCCGCTTGCCCTGAGCATCTTGACCAGACCGCTGTACAGGTCCACGTACCGGTCGAACTGGCAGGTGGTCTTGTGGCCGGCGCTTTCGTCGGTGACGGTGAACAGGCCTTGCAATCCCGCACGGCTGACGAGCGTGCGCATGATGACGGGAATCGTGCCGGACAGGGTGAGGTAATCGTTGTTCCTGTCCGGTTCGATGATCTTCGAAGCGAGCACTCCATGCCAGTCGCGGCCATGCCATGTGACGGTGGACAGGCCTCCGTCCACGTCGACATCCGTGTCGTCGATGATGCCGCCGTACTCGGTGCCGTCGATCATGATGCGGCTCCCCGCCTTGAGCGCGGCGTCTTCGACCTGCAGGTCGAAGTCGTTCTCCCCGCTACCGAACGCGAGGTCGAGCGTGTATGAGGCGTGGCTCGCCACGGGTTTGCCTGTGGCGTCGGTGACGATCAGGTCCATGGCGGTTCGCTCCTTTCCTCGCAGACCGTCAAGTCGAATTGGAATCCTCCCGGCCAACTGACCGACTGTGTTCCGGGCGCGAGCGGTTGGAACACGTACCGGCCGGAATCCTTGCCCGACCCTCGCACGGCCTGCGCGAAGCAGTTTGTGGCGAGACCTGTGCCGCTGACCATGGTGACGGTCCTGACATCGCCGGTGCCGTCGATTTCCAGACGTGAGCCGGATGGTACGGTCACGTCGACCTCGTACCGGTTGGTTCCGATGATGACGTACGGGTTTGTGCACGGTCCGAATATCGTGAGTTTGACCGGCTGCGGGATGGATGTGTCGTTGACGATCTCCGCGCCCAATGCCATGCCGGCGAAATCATGCGGATAATCATGCGGATAGTCCAGGTCGGAGGTTCCGGAATCGTATCGCGGCGTGAAATGCGTCATGGTCGAACGACGCCACACGCCATCGGCCAGTACGATGGTCAACTGCGTCTCGACCATCGTGGGCGTGATGGACTGCGGCTCGCTTTTCGTGATCCACGCTTTGGCTTCCCATTCGCCGTCGGCCACGAGCGTGCCCGGGTTCCCGGATGCCATGTCGGCGTCCGCGAGGCGGCGCAGTAGGTCGAGCGTGGCTGGAGAATCGTGGATCTTCACGGTGACTGTCGCCTCGCGTGCCTTGCGGGTGATGCCCGTCATGCCACGTGAGGCGAGGCTGTAGTCCCAGACACGGGCTCGCAGTCCCGTGAGCGTCTCGCCGTACAGAGGCCCTTCGAAGCCGATTCGCTCACCTGTGGCGGCGGATGCGTATTCAAGCGATTGCACTTCTCACCTTCCTTGCGAAGTCGCGGTCCCCTATCGTCGGCGTGTACCTGGCGATGATCGATCCGAGGTCGTCGTGCAGCGATTCGACGGCCGCGATGAGTTCCCGCAGATCGCCGTCGCCGGCATTGGCGCCGGTGCCGGCCGTGACGTTCAGCCTGCCGGTCTTCGACCAGTCCGCGTCGGAGAGGCTCATCGTGGAGACGAGCGAATCCATAGAACGGCTGACCACATGCGCGGAATCGTCGATGCCCAATGCCATGCCACGTCCGACCATCACGCCGACCTCGTCGCGGAACACACGCGACGGGGAATGGATGCCCAAAGCGTTCTTGGCCTTGTCCACCAAGCCCGACAACGCGTTGGTGATGCTGGAATACAACGAGCCGACCATTCCTGTGATGCCGTTGATCAATCCCTGGATGATGTTGCGTCCCGCGCTGACGAGCCAGCTTCCCGCGCCGGACACCGCGCTCCGGACGGTTCCGCCGATCCCGCTCACGACGCTCCCGACACGGCCGACCATGTTTCTCACGGTGCCAACGATGCCGCCCCAAACGCTCGACACAATGCTTCCGACGCCATTCCACAACGCGGCCCACACGCTTCGGATGGTCGAGCATGCGGCGGATACCACTCCGCTGACCATGCCGATGCCAGCGGAGACGACACCTTGGATGCCGCCCCACACTGCCGACACGATGCCCTGGATGGCCGACCACGCGGCGCTCCAGTTCCCGTTGACGACCGCGAGCGCCAGTTGGATGATGCCTTGGATGACGGTGAGTGCGGTGTTGATGATTGTGGTGACGATGGTCCATGCGCCTTGTACGACGGTGGATATGGTGTTCCAGAGTCCGTTCCAGATTGCGCTGATGATGGTGGCGGCGGTTTGGAAGATGGTTTGGATGGTCTGTATTCCGGCTTGCAGGAGTGGCGTGATGATGGCGATGAATGTTTGGATGCCGGTGATGATCGCGGTGAGTGCGATCATGATGATGGGGCCGATCGTGTTCCAGATGTTTCGGAGGATGGTGGTGAAGAGTGTCCATCCGGTTTGCCAGATTTGCTGGATTTGGCTCATGGTCTGGGTGATGAATGTTCCGATGGCTTGCAGTGCGGGTTGGCATGCTGTGCTTATCTGGTTCCAGATTCCCATGAACCATGTGGCGAAACTGTTCCAGAGTCGTTTACCCGTTTCGGTTTGGGTGAAGAACCATGTCAGCGCGGCCACGGCCGCACCGACGGCAACGACGATCACCCCGAACGGGTTCGCGGCCCAGGCGGCGTTGAACGCCAGTTGCACGGCGGTGGCGGCCTTGGTCACCGAGCTCCACGCCGATTGGGCGGCCTTGACGATATTGAACGAGCTGGCGAGTTGCTTCAGGCCGCCCGCCACACTTCCCGCGTCGGAGATCTTGCCAATCAAATCGAACGCGGCCGTAGCGGTCTTCTCCACACCGGAGGCAGTCGCGGAAATGGCCTTCAGTCCACCGGAAACTGTCTTCAGCCCGGCCGAGACGATATCCCAGCCTTTGACCGCGAGCAATGCAATGGTGATGGCTTTCAACGCGCCGGATACCAGTGCGCCGTTCTGCTGCGCCCACTGTCCGACCGACTGCAGCCAGCCTCCCACCGTCATGAGCACGCCGGTCAAAGTGTTCAACAGTCCGGCGAAGCTCTGCGCCGCGGAACTGGCGGTGCGCGCGCTGTCGTTGAAGCCGAAGGCCTGCGAGACCGCGGCCGCCAATCCGGAAACCAGCGAGCCCAATCCGGAGATGACGCCGGTCAGGCTTTCAAGGAACGGCTGCAACGCGCCCGTCTCGATGAACGTGTTGACGAACGTCTTCGCCCATCCCGCCGCGTTCGACAACGCCTGCGCGACCGAAGCGACCACTCCCGCTAGCGCGCCGGCGGTTGTGGAGAACATTGTGGCGGCTTCGCCGCCATTGTTGAGTCCGCCTATGAGTGATGTGATTGCGTTCCAGAGGCCAGTGAGTTGGCTTTTGAGGCTGGCCGTCGCCGAGGCGAGCATCTGGAAGCCGGGGATGTTGGAGATCGTGTCGCCAAGGTTTTTGAGTTTCGCCTGTGTGGCGGGTATCGCGTTCTCGAGACCTTGTTGGAGTGCCGCTCCGACTTTTTGCAGAGTTGGTGTGACGGCTGCGGTGAATGTGTCGATGAGTGGGATGGCTTGGTTGAACAGGCCACGCAGGCCGTCGAGGACTGGTGTGGCGGCTGTTTCTCCGAGTCGGCTCAACGCGGCTTTCACGTTGGCCAGGGCGCCGGTGAATGTGGTGCCTGCGGATAGTGCGGCCCCGCCTAGGCCTTCCTGCATGGCGTCGGCGAAGGTCTGGAAGTCGATCTTGCCGTCCGAGACCATGTCGGACACTTCGGCGCTGGTCTTGTTCAGATGCTTGCCGAGCATCTGGAGGACCGGGATGCCGCTCGACATGAGCTGGAGCATGTCGTCGCCCTGGAGTTTGCCTCGCGCGGCGACGGAACCGAAGATCATGCCGATGTCGGTGAGGCTTCTGCCGCTGATCTGCGCGGTGTCGGCCACGGTCTTGAGGACCTTGGTGAGCTGGTCGCCTTCCTTGATGCCGGATGCTGACAGGCTGGCCGCGACGGTCGCGGCGTCACCCAATCCGAACGCGGTGCCCTTGACGGAGGCGAGCGCGTCGTTCATGATTTCGGTGACGCTCGCGCTGTCGTGGCCGAGGCCTTTGAGCTTGGCTTGCGCGTTCTCGATGTTGAGCGCTCGGGTGAAGCCGCCTTTGGCGGCCAATGCGGTGATGCCGCCGGCGAGGGTGGCAATCGCGCCGGTGCCGACCTTGCCGATTTTGCCGAACGCGCCGCCGATTTTCGAGATGAGGGTGTTGGAGCTTTTCTTGGAGGCGTTGTTGACGGCGTCGCCGATGTCACCTTCGATGCTTTTGCCGAATCCTTTGCCGGATGGTTCGACGTGGACGTATACGACGCCTATGTCCTGTGCTGCCATCGTGTTTCCTTATTCGTAGGTTGGGATTCCGATGGCGGTCGGAGTCAGAGGTCGTCGTTGATGTGGAAGTAGGCTTTGAGCCGTTCCCTGTCCTCGCGTTGACGGCGGGTGAGGTTGTGCGTCGGGGTTGGCGGGCGGAGCGGGTCGTGCTCGTGGTCGAACCATGGGCGTTTGCGTTGTCCGGACAGCGTCCAGACCGCCTGTTCGGCTCCGTCGGGCGCGTAAACGGCGTTCTGCAACGCCATCCACGAGTGGCTCGTATGGTCTTTGAGGATTTCGCGGGTCAACGCCCAGGCGAGTCCCCAATCGACTCGTGGACGTTGGCCTTCAACCCATTCCCGGAAGCGTACGGGCCTGTATATCTGCCCGTACGCTCGGATCCAGTCGTAGGCTAGCGCCGCGCGATTGTTGTTCCAGAGGTGGGCGAGGTAAACGCTTTTGGGTCCAGTCCGGATTCCTCGGCCCACGCCTTGATGGTCGCGGTGAGGTAGGCCATCGGACGTTTGGTCTTGCGCAGCACGTTCCAGAAGTTCGGCTGCATCGTCTGGAAGTAGGCGAGGAACGTGCTCACGCAGGCCGTGGTTTCCTCGTCGGACAATGCGGGCTTGCTTTTGACCAGGAGGATGGCCTGGACGAGTTCGATGGGCAGTTCCGCGTTGTTGAGGTTCGGCAGGTCGAGTTTGACGCCGGCGACCTCGAGGTGCACGTCGGGTTTGAGCTCCTCCGCGTCGGTAAGGTCCACGTCCACGACATGGTAGGTGTTGTCGCTCATTTCGTCTCCGTTTCATGGTTATCGGCGGTTATGGGTAATGGTCCCGTGCGGTCGACCGCCATCGGCCGCACGGGAAGAATCAATGGGTCACTTGCCGTCTTCGGTGACGAGGCCCCAGGCGTGGAACTGCTCGCCCTTGTCTCCCTTGAGCATCTTGAACGTCATGCTGAAATTCATGATCTCGCTGGATTTCAGGCTCACGTCGTCACGGTCGGACACCTTCGCGTTGGTGCCGTACAGGAGGAAGGGGCGGTCCTGCTGGTCGAGCGCGACCAGCACGAGGATCCATTCCTTCTTCAGTCCGGCTCCCTTGATGCTGATGCCTCCGTCGGATTCGACGTCCACGTCGAAGTAGGCCGACACCACATCCTTGCGGCCCTCCATGGCGGCGAGCTGCAGGGTCCAGTAGCCCGGATCCGTGTCGGACAGGACGATGTCGCCGTTGTGGGCCTTGTAGTCGGTGCTGTCGCCCGGTTCCGGATGCAGTACGGCGCCGTCCTCCGTGGAGTAGCCGATCGGCTTCTTGCTTGCCGGCGGGGTCCAGGCCACTCCGGTCGGAGCCACGAACGTGCTGTCGCCCTTGGGGAACAGGAACAGCGCGTAGTTCTTGATCAGGCGCACGTTGCCTGCGGTGTTGCCGCTGGACACGTACCCGTAGTCGGTCGCGCCCTGCGCGGCGACGGTGGTTTTTTCGTTGTTGTCAGACATTCGTCTGCACCTTTCCGTTCTTCGCGTGTGGCGGCACGTTGTCTTTGGTTGTGTTTCAGTTGACGGTGACCTCGAGCAGGAGCACTCCGTACGCGCACACCAGCCTCTTGTCCTCGTCAGTCATGCGTACCGGCCCGGATTCGAGTGACGCGTCGATGAGCGGCGCGACGTTTCCGAGCCCGATGATCTCCCTCGCGATGTCGGCCCACAGGCGTGCGGCCTTGCCCCAGTCGCCCGTATGGTCCTCTCTCATGCAGCGCACGCTCAACCGCAGCCGCACGTACTGCGAGATTGGGGTGCTCATGCCTTGCATGGAGTCGGCCAGCGTGGCTTCGGTGAAGGGAGGTTCGAGGTCGCTTCGTTCGATGGTGTCGAACGTCACGTCCGGGAACAGTGTCCTCAGTTTGGACAGGAGCAGGGGTTCCGTGCGCCGGGGAGTGACCGGGATGCTCATACGCGCATCCTTCCGAGCGTGTCCTCCAACGTGCCGTGCGCCTTCTCCACCGGTGCCGGGCAGATGATCGCCACGCCACTGCGGTTCTTGCCGTCATGGTCGCGCACCATGCAACGGCTGTCGGTGACGGCCTCGTTGGCGGCGTCGCGCATGCGGTCCCGCAGGGTCTCGTTCTTCAGCACCTGTTGGCTGAACGCCTTGCGGTTGAATACGAATCTGCATCGTTTGGCCATGCTTATCCTTCCCGTTCGCCCACGATGATGACGTCGCCGATGTGGCGTCCGTGGAGGTTGTCCCACACCTGCGGCTTGCCCTTGACGGGCAGCAGCCGGCCCCTGACTTTGATCAGGTCGGTGGCCTGGATGCCGGTCGGTTGGTTTCCGCGGATGTGGATCGTGTATTCGGTGGTCTGCGGGCTGGCGTTCTCCTCGGTCTGGTCGGTGGTGGAGGTTGGCGCGACCATCGCCTGGAACGTGCCGACGCGGGCGGGTTTGCCCTGGATGGGGTTGCCGTCCGTGTCGGTGGTGGACTGGCCGCGCCGCACTTCGATGGTTTCCACTAGGACGTCTCCCCCGTTGCCATGTCGACGCTGAACGCGCGCTGAGCGTTGATGCCAAGGATGCGTTTCTCGTCGTCGCGCAGCCAGAGATCGCCGGTGGGCGCTCCGAAACTGTATTGTTCGCTGAAGCTGCCGGTGGTCTGGTTCATCTGCGTGATGCCGCCGGGAATGTCGTACGGGTCGGCCTGCATGATTCTGCGGACGATGTCGCAGGTGATCTTCGTCAGCAGGCGTGGCCGTTCTTCGAGGAGCCGCCGCCAGATGGGCGAGCGTTCCTTGATGTAGTCGGTCACGTCCGCGAGATGCGTGTCGGCTTTCTGACGTTCATCGTCGGTGAGCTTGTGCCACCTCCGTTCGAGATCGTCGGAGGTGGCGAACATGTCCGGTTCGTCCGTCATGGTCACTTCTTGTCCGGCAGCTTGATCACCCCGGAGGCCGCGAGGCCGGTGATAGTGTCATCGAACTGTTTCGCCAAAGTATTGAAAGCCGTGACGAGCTTGTCGAATTCATCCTTGGTCGGAGCGGCTGCGGCGGCCTTGACGATGTTGCCGTCAACGTTGCCAATCGTCTGTTCGGGCGCGAACTGCTTGATGCCGCCGAGGGTGTCCTTGCCGGCCTTCGGCAGTTCGTAGGCACCGGAACCGGCGGAGAAGGCGGTGCCGTCAGTGTTGACAAGCCGCACCTGCGCGTCCAACGGGCCGACAGTGTGCTTTTCCTCGCCTGCGGGGTTGATCACAAGCGTCTGGATGGGGAAACTCATCGTTCACCTCACTTGGTCTTGAGCACGGCGAACGCGTTCGGGTCGATGACGGCGAACGCGTACATCGCTTCGGTACGGTATGCGATCTGGTTGTGGGCCTTCAGGTCCACGCCGGTCTGGTCCGGGTCGCCGTAGGCGATGATCTCGCTGGTCAGGTCGCGGACCATGCCCCATTTGATGAGGCTGAAGTCTCCCATGAACGCGAGCACCTTCGTCGGGGTCTTGGCCAGTCGCCCGTTGACGGTGCCGGAGGTCGCGGCGGTGATGCCGTCCAGGCTGCCGGCCTGCAGGTTCAGCGGGATCTCCGGGTAGAAGCGCATGCCGGTGGAGGGCACGCGTAGCTTGCGTAGGCGTGACGCCCATGTCTTGGACAATGCCACGCCGTTGATGTCGTAGGAGTCGTTCAGCGCGTCGGCCAAGGCGTCCACGTTGCTGATGTCGTCATCGCCGGCGGTCACCTGCACGGCGGACGTGCTCAACGGGTTGAATCCGGAAAGCGCGGTGCCAGCCTTCGGGTTGATCGCATGGTAGATCACGTAGTCGAGCGCACGGCCCAAAGCGGCTGCCTGATCCGCTTGGATGCTGCGGATGATCTGCAACTGGTTGTCCTCGTCCGCCCACTGGAGTTCGCTGGTGACGCGGGTGGTGGTCTGCACTTTGAAGCGTTTCGCCACGACGGAATCCACGGTCTGTTCGTAGCTGTTCTTGACGGCGCCCTCGGCCACGACCTCGGCTTCGCTCTTGCCGTTGAACACGAGGTAGTCGGCGTCGGAGAAGATCTGCGGCGTGCTGGGGCTCAGGGACGCGATGGTGCTGGTGTCCTTGGCCTTGTTCACGATTTCGGTGGCCACGCTCACGGGGAGCTTGATCTGGTCTGTTTTCATCGCCATGATGGCTTGTCCTTTCGGTCGGTTGGATTATTTGCCGAGGAGCTGGTGGATGTACGAGAGCTCTTCGGCGTCCTTGTTGCTGTTCTGATGCGATGGAGAGCCCGTCTGGTTCCTCACCTGCGGCGGCTTGGATGACGGGTTCAGCGCCTTGTGGAGGAGTTCCGCGTGCGCTTCGAGCTCGTCCTTGGTGCTTCCTCGGAGCAGTTCGGCGGGGACGTCCTTGTCTTTGGCGACTTCGGACACCCATTCGGCGTGCTGTTTCTCGGCCGCGGCGTCGTCGATCTGCTTGCGCAGGGCGGCGTTCGATTCCTTGAGCTTGTCGAGTTCGCTCTTGCCGGCGTTCTCCATCTCGTCGAGTTTCATGGCCTTGGTTTTGAGCTCGTCGTAGTCCTTGTACTTGCCGCGCTCCTTGGCCAGTCTTCTCTCGACGATCTGGTCGACCTGCTCCTGGGTGAACGATTTCGGTTCGGGCTCGTTGCCTTCACCGGAACCGCCTTCGCCGGAACCGCCGTCGATGAGACGGATACGGGCCGGGAATCGGAATCTGTTGAACATGTCGTGCTCCTTCTTGCTGTTTCCCGTGGATTCGAGTTCGACCGCGCCACGGTGCGCTGTATGGTCCTCCCACGCGATGCGGCGCATGGTCGCCGCCGGCCGGAGGGCCGGTTGAGTGGTGGATGCGGGATTCGCACCCGCGTGGCAAAATGCGCCCGATTTACAGTCGGGTCCGTTCGTCTCCTCCGGCAATCCACCAAAAGGTGATAGAATGGATATGTAAGCGCCCTTGTTACCGCCCTTTTTGGTAGTTTCAGCGGCGCTTACTTGATTCTCAGCAACTGTCCTTTTTTGTTCAGGATGTATACGATCCCATTCTTGAAACGATGACTTTTCATGATGTTTCCGATGAGTTCCTCATCGCTCATGTTGTCGTTTTCGGAATTGTCGATGATCAGCCGTCTGCAATCCGGCTTTTTTGACGCGCTGCCCATATATCCGTCGATAGTGCGGAATTTGTCTGCTGATTGAGGCGTCTTGAGCTCGATGCCGCCTTCCAAATCAGACAAGCCGATCAGGAGCATACGCCCAGTGTCTGGATCCTTCGCTTCACGATGGTCGATCTGAAAGGCCGGGACGATTCCATGTCTGCGCAGTCTCTGGGCCGTTCGTATCTCCTGCGGTCTTGCCTTCTCGGTTTCCTCACGCATCCCATCACTTGGGAAGCTGATCAGTGGCTCTGCGCCGCTGTGGAGCCATTCTCGGTCGCGCCAGCGCATCTCGGCGAGTATCTGGTTGCGTTTCCAGTTGCCGAACTTCTGGTCCGGCGAACTGCGGGTTCTCAGGTATTCGTCGTGGGTAAGACGATGCTCGATGGCCGTCTTGCATTGTTCCCAGCGTTCACTCATGCCGTCGGGGTCGAAGCCTTTGAGCTTCTGCCTTCCCCAGCTGCTGATGACATCACAGTGACAGTGGCCATTGTGGAAGGTGGGGCCGAAGTCGGCCGTCTCTTCACTGAGGTATTCGAAGCCACGGGTGGCGAGCATGACGCAGAACGCGCATGGATCGCTGCCTCGTGGCACGCGCGCCCATTTTGGTTTTGTGGGGTCGGCACGCATGTCACGCATGGTCATAAGCCTGGCGGATGTGCTGACCATGTCACCAATGAGCTGCTGCCAGTCATCGATGGTCTTCAACTCCGGCCACAGACTGTCCACGCTCAATCCGGCATTGCTGCGTCCGGCGACGAGGTCGGAGTAGTTGAGACCATTCCAGTCAGTTCCGGAGAAACCGCCGTTCATGCGGTAGAGGACTTCGCTTGGATCAAGCAAATCCGGGTGTTCGAACTCCGGCAGATCCACTCCTGACTGCTCGGCCCATATAGCGCGTAGCTGGCTGAAATAATCGTCAGCCAGCTGCGCGGACTGTCTCGAGTAGTCCTCGACCACATCGCGCATGAACAACGGGTTGGAGCGGTACTGCGCCTCGATAGCGTCAGCCGCTTCGTCTGCCAATGCATCAAAGTCGGCGACGTATCCCGCATAGGCTTGGTCAAGCAGCCGTTGAAGATCTCTCCTGTTCGTCTCCGGTATGTTCAGGCTGTTGAGTTCCATCCTGAACCTCCTCGCCGCCGGCCGATGCCAGGCGAGCCTTTAACTGATCAATCTGTTCCTTAGCGCGCTGGCGTTGCTGGTCGGCGCGTAAGCGGGTGATTTCCTCACGGCTCAGGCCGAGTCGTTCGAGTCCGACGTCGGAGTCGGCGTAGCCGGTGACCTTGTCCGCGATCTTCGTGAACGCGTCGGCGCGCGCCGCGTCGGAGATCTCCTTCGTGGGGGCCCATACCGGGTGCACGTCGCGCATGGAGTCGGGTATCGAGTTCGTGCCTTCGCGCAACGCCACGGCGATGCCCATAGCCCGTTTGAGTTCGCGTCCGAAAGCCACGTTCTGCTTGTCGGCGATGCGGGTCAGGCGTCGTTCCGCTGATGCCATCGCCTCGGCGCTGGTCGGATTGTCCAACGTGATGCCCAAGTAGTCGACCGGCACGCGGGTCTGCGAGGCGACGAGCATGGCCATGGTCTTGAGCATGTCCGAATGGGGCGCCATGGACGCCTGCTGCACCTGCTGCAGTTGGGGAAGGTTGCCGTCCTCGTCGGCGCTGATGGCGTTGATCGCCTGGATTAGGCTCTTCCACGTGTTGCTGCTGAACGCGTCCTTGTTCGCTCCGATGAACCAGAGTTTGGGAACGGAGTAGAATTCGGCCGATGCCTCCATGCGGACCATGGTACGGAATCCGGCGTCCACGAGGCTCATGAGCGAGCGGCTGATGCGGCTGTGGCCGAACGGCCTATCCATCTGCCTGTCGTAGGCGAGCGCGACGACCGTCGGCTGGTCGAAGTTCGTTTCGATTTTCTCCGCGCGCCATAGCAGTGGGCGCCCTGAGCATTCGTAGACCTTGCCGGGGAGCCATACGTTGAACGAGCAGATCCGTCCGTCCTTGTCGTCCTCGGTGATGGTCAGCGCGGCGGCCAGGCGGTGGTTGCGCCTGTCCCAGATTCCCGCGGACCAGTCGGCGGAACGAGGGATCATGCTGATTCGTTCCGGATCCTCCGGGTCTGCGGCGATGGTCAGGAAGCTGCATGAGTGCTTGTATGAGGATACGATCAGTTCGGATGCGGTGACGTCCAGCTGGTTGTCCTCGAACAGGTCGTTGATGCCCATCGTGTCGTCGCCGGAGATGCTGAATCCTTCCAGGTCGCTCAGGTCGCTCAACGATCGGACGGCGAGTTCGGGCCATCCGATCATCGCCTCGACCTTGTTCTTGATTTGGTCGGGGATGGAGATGCCGAAGTCCTTGAACCGTTCCTTGCAGTCGTAGTAGGCTCCGCGGATCAGGTTGCGCGGGTATTTCTCGCGCCAGACGCGCAGCAGTTCGTGGATGATGGGCATGTCCTCATCGTCGACGCCGAGGATGGTACCGACGTTGCCGCTCGCTGTGTCGAGGTAGCTGTTGCCGGTGAATTTCGGCGCTGTGCTGATTGTAGTGCCGTCGGCCATGTAGAACACCATCAGACCATCACCTCCTGCCGTCTTCCGGGATGCCGTTTCGTGGTGAACGCGCCGTAGAGCGCCAGTGTGGTGGATACGAGCGGCGTTATGTCGATATCCGAGCCGAGCTTGTTCCATGCGATCGCGCCGGACTGTCCCAACGGGCGCGTGGTCGCGCCCTTGACCGCCTCGGCGAGCTGCGGCTGGTATTCGTCCCGCGGGTGCTTGAGCGTGCCGGCCTTGAGCATGTCGAGGAACCGGCCGCATGCGCGGCCCATCTCCTGCATGTTCGTCACGGTGACCTTCACGTGCGCGGCCTTCAGGTCTGGCAGTAGGCTCATGGCGGGCGACTGCGCGTCGATGACCACGCTTGCGGTCTTGTGCCAGCGTTCGGCGAGCCAGTCCACGGCCCACATGGTTCCCGACTGCCTCGCGTCCTTGATGTTCGCCATCTGGATGACGGCCGACCCATCCTCGTACCGCAATGCGGCGCCGATGGTCAGCACGCTCCTGTCGGGCGGCATGTCGAGTCCGAAGCTCACCGTGCCGCCTTCGGGCACGTCGTCGGCCTCGGCGGCCTTCCACAGGTCGGGGCTGATGGCGTACGCGGTGGCGGTCTCATCCCAGATGCCGAGCGCCTCACGGCGGAACGAATCCTCGGACAGGTTGTTGCGCATGCGTATGATTGCCTGTTCACTGGTACGTCTCGGATAGCTGGGATTCGCTTTAGCCCACTGTTCGCGGTCGTCCGGATCCGCGTCCTTGTCGGCGGCAAGCTCCACGTAGAGGAGGTTCCCGTCATGGTTCAGCGCGTGCATGCGCTTCTCCGTGAACGCCTCGCACTGGTCTCCTGGCTTGGGTGGATTGCCCATGTACACGACCAACGGGTTCGGGCTCGTGTTCAGGACGGGGATCATGTTGTCCATCGCGCGCACGGTGAGGATCTGCGCCTCGTCGAAAACGGCCACGTCCACGCTGTGCAGGCCTCGGCCGAAACCGTTCTCTCGGGCGCCGAACATGATGCGGCTGCCGGACGTGAACGTGATCTCCTGCTGGCCGTTCGCCCTGCGGATGCGTTCCACGTACCTGCCGAGCATCGGGTTGTGTTCCATCTCGCACATGTCCGCGAACGTCTCGTCGCTGGTGCGCGTGTGGTGGGCGGTCCAGATGGCCTTCAGGTTCGGCGTGAGTATCGCCTTGAGGAACAACGCGGTGCCGACGGTGAAGGTCTTGCCGATCTGCCTGCAGCTGGACAGCACGGCGCCGTCCGCGCCACACGCGTACTTGCCTTCCGTGTTCTTGGCGAACAGAAGCCACAAGAAACCCTGCTGCCACAAGTCGAAACGGATGCCGGCCTTGCGCGCGGCTTTGTTGATTCGCGTGAACTCGCTGCCGACGATGCCTTCCGGCTGGCGGAGGACCTTGGCGATTTCAGACAATCGACGCTCCGACATCGTCCGTCACCTCGTCTTCCTCATCGTCCAGCAGATCGGTCAGACCTCCGCCTTGGAGTGATTCGATGCGTTCGCATACATCGATGAGCTGGCGGCTGATCGCGGGTAGTGCGTTTGCCGGTGTGGACGTGTCGTCCATAGCCTTCTGCAGTCGGTCGCGGTTGGCGCGCAGCATGTCCAGCATGCTGCCGTCCATCATTCTCTCGAAACTCCGCTGGTCGAGGTCCTGCTCCGGCTTCTGTTTCGTTTCCACGACTTTGACGGGTGGCTTACTGTTCCAGTCCTGTGCGGGCCTGTTCTTTTTCCGACGATAATCGGCTTTCTGACGGCAGGATTTGGAGCAGTACCGTTGCGGCCGCCCGTGGCCGGAAGGCCGGAATTCCTTGCCGCAGAGTTCGCACTTCATGGCGTCCACCTCCGCTTTCCGACCTTTCGTCGTTTCCCCTGTTTCCGACGTTTGAATTCCGGGGGAAATATCGGCACTGCACCCGAGGCTACCCCAAGGGTGTATGGCAGGGTACCCTGCCCTGGTATCGGGTCAGATGCCGAACGTTCTGAATGGCAGCGAGCTTGATTTGATGGTCTGCTTGCCGGCCAGCAGCGCTCGTGCATGTTCGTCTGTCTTGTCGCTCTTGAACCTGTTGCAGATGCGGTGCGTGAGCCTGCAGTTAGTGAAGCTGTATGGATCACCGCCGCGTGAGACTGGTATGAGTTCGTCTACTTCGGCGCTCATCGGATGTGGTGTCTTCAATGTCTTGTCGACCGGCTTACCGCAGATGGCGCACACATCGTATGCGGCCAACACTCTTTGCCTGAGCATGCGCCGCCGGTATCCGTTGCTGACCCGCTCGTTGCGTCGCTTGCCCATGGTCATTCCTTCGTATGAAGTCCTAGCATGGCCAACCACATGTCGACCAGGGATCCCGTCATCTGCGAATATCCCCTCCCGAGGTTATTCATGGAGCGCCTTCGGCGGGAGTCGAACCCGCGCATACACGCGGCCGCAAGGAAGAGGATCCGAAGATCTGCGACCGGTGCGATCTGCCACTGATTCCTACGAAGGCATGGACAGGCGGTTTGAGCATCACCGCATCACATAAGCGCGGGATTGGCCTGCCTGCCGCTGTTAGTGTATGCCCACTCTGACGTGAGTGGACGGAGCGTGTCCGATATGCCGTTCGGACAGGACGGTGTTACGTAGCCCAAGGAGTTAGGAGAATCCATGGCGGATATGAAAAGGGTCCAAACCAATTCACCTCGGTTTGAACCCTCTAATCCACTGACAATTTTGCGTTGCACTTTCGATTTTGTCAAATCGAGTCGCGTCGCACGACCTGTCCATGCACGTCGGAAAGCCTGTACAACGGCTGCCCCTTCACGTTTTCACCAACCGGTTGGAGCCTGCCGCGCTTGCGCCATGAGCGAATCGTGTTCGCGTTGCACTGGAATCCGCATTCGCGCAGCAGTTCCGCGCACTCCCCCGCCGTGAACGCGCGTCCCGACCGAACGCATTCCCTCAGGAACCCCAACCGCACATCCGCCACAAGGTAAGTGCTGCCGCACACGGGGCATGCAACGCTTACCGCGCCGACCGACGCTGTCAATTCGACTCCGCACAGCGGGTTCGGGCATCTTCCGATGCCATGTTTCGCAGGCGGCACGTCGATGATGTCCAGCGTCTTTCGAACCATCGACTCCCACTCATGGTAGAAGTCGGCGATGTCAGGCATGCGGCGCAGTCGAGGACTGCCGGCGCAGACACGCAGCATGTCCACCAGCGGCGGATGCACGCCATAGGTCGCCCACGGCATGGCGGGCGGAGCGTACAACCGGCGCCAGAGTGCGATCGCGGCATCCTCGATGGACTGCATGTGGTCGAGCACCGGCAATCGGATTGGCGTCGGCGCGGCTGGAAGGTTGACGCGTCCAGACTGGCGGCCTCCGTAGTGCGCGGTCGAGTCCAGGAACTCATGCAGCGAATCCAACCATGATGGATATTCCCGCAGCCAGTCGCGCATCAGCCCGTCGCATTGCGCGCACATGGTGTCGCCGACAGCGCATTCTCCGCCGCAGACGAGGCACACGCCGGCGAGCGCTGGCTTGTTTTGGTTGGTTTGTGCTGGTTGTGTCTGGTTTGGTGTTGGTTGGGATTCGTTGGTTTGTTCGTTCATTTGTTCGATTCCCTCCGGCGTGGTAGTCTTCTGGTGGTGTCAGGAGCCCGGCCGGAAGGTCGGGTTTTTGTTATTCGTGGTGTTGTTGGATTATCGCTTTGATTTCCTCTTTGGGGACTTGAGGAACCAGTGGCGAGATCTCATCGAGGCTGTATCCGGCCTGATGCCATTTGATGATCATGTCCATGAGGGTTTTCTTCACTTTCATTTCGTTTCCCTTCGTATTTGCTGGATGATCGTCTCGTATGGTTTGCGGTGGAAGATGCGTATCCACCATTCGGGGCGGCGGCCCCATATGGTTTTGACTTCGGTGAGGGGAAACCATGATACGTACCATTTTTGGCAATTTCCGCAGTACAGCACCTCGCCTTCCTCCTTCGGTCTGGGATGCTCATGGTCGAACGCTGGCGTCCTTGGCACCAAATAACTTCGATTGCTCATTTCGTGTCCTTCGTGGTTGGGCGGACGGTGAATGCGACGAGTCCGGTCTCGGCATTGAACACCTTGACCGGCTCGCCAGTCCTCAGGGACATGGCCTGCGCGTAGTCGCCAGCATCGTCGATGTTCTCGAACGTTCTGACGCCTTCCTGGGTGACGACGTTGTAGCTCATCTTGCCAGCTCCTTGCCCACGCCGCTCACGTGGTACCAGTCGCATGACAGGCCGCCCTGCTTGTAGCCCGAGTAGACGACGCAGTCCACTTTCCTCGTGTCGGTCAGGGTGACGATGCATTCCGTGAATACGTCGGCCCCGGCGGAGCACTGCGAGTCGACGGACCTGACCGCATGCGCCGGCGTTGAAAGCTCCGACGCGCTTCCGCATCCTGCGAGCGCCATGCATATGACGGTGATGGCGAGTGTGATGCGTGTTGTTTTTCTCATTTCGTTTCCTCCTAGCGTTTGCGCCATCCGCCGTTGGCGTATCGGTTCCATCCGCGGATCGCGGTTTTGATGTCGTCGTCCGGGGTGGTGATCCAGACGGCGTTCGGACATCCGCGGCATTTGGCTATCCATACGTAATGCGCCGTGGTTCCGATGATGCTGGCGTATGGTTCGATGACTGGCTTCCTCGTGCCGCAGTATGGGCATGGACTGGTCCTATGCCATTTCCTGGCATGCGATGTGGTGTTTTTCATGGTTTGCCTTCCGTGATGACGACGGCGCGGATGCCGTCCGAGGTTTTGTTCGTGTGGTGGCGTAGGTCGCAGTCGATGACGTGCAGTCCTATGCCCCGGTATTTCAGGACCGCGTGGACCGGACTCAACCGGATCAGATCCAATGGGCCGTCCAACGTGACATCCATACCGGTGAGCGCGATGCATCGACAGCCGATCAGGTCGGCGGGATTCCGGTACTGCCACGCCATATGCGTCTGGACCGTCATGGCCGGTCTCCGATCCAAGCGACCAGGACGGCCGCGCACAGGAGCATCATGGAGACCGCTGTCATCACCATGCTCCCTTCAGAAGCTTGCGGTACCACTTGTAGTCGTTGATGTCGCGTCGTATGCAGTCGCGCACCCTGTGCGGGCCACGATGCCCCTCGTACGGATCCTCGGGACAGTCGATGAACCTCAAATACCGGCGGAGCGTGGTCAGGTCGAACTTGCGGTAGGACAGCCACCTGTCCGGGGCAAGGTCGAGACGTTTGAGGAAGTCGATGTCGAAGTCCACGTTCGCACCGGCCGGAACCAGCGTGAAGCGTTGCGCGAGGGAGTCGAGATACTCCTCCACGGCATTCGCGACCGCTTCCACGCAGTCGTTCCTGTCGGAACCGTTCAGCAGTTCGAACAGGAGACCATTGTCCGTGTGCATGGAGAACGCTATCGGACTCATGTCCAACAGGTCGAGATCGTACGGTCTGATGATGCGGTGCAGGGATCCATACGAATGTTCGCCCAGCACGTCGGTGCATTCCATGCCGACCTCCAACGGCAGACTGTCATTCCTGTCCGTGCCGGTCGTTTCGAAGTCGAGCCAAAGCAGCGCCTCCGGCTTCCCATTCCGGTCTTTGTCCTGTGTCCTCATGATTCTTCCTTCCAAGTGCTTTGCCATTCGATGATTTCGATTTGCGTGAGCCGTTGCGCCGTGCCGTCATCCAACAGCCACCACCAGTCGCCGTTCCAGTCGCGTATCGGCACGCTGAGCGGACCACGCCAGCTCGGGATGATGTAGCCGAACCGTTCCGCCTCCGCCGGATGCGCGTGCGCCCAACCATGACAGCCGGTCGTGCCCGACCCGCACAGTTCGACGATGTTGCACGGCAGGTCGCGCATGGTCGGGTCGGCCCGACGGCGCAACTGCCGGTGGTGGCCGCTCCTGCCCGGCCAGACGGTCGGGTCGTGCAGGTTGCGTCCGCAGCGAAGGCAATGCCAACCCTGACGTGCGAGCGCGATGCGTTTCGATTCCTGGAATTGCCGGTCGCTCATCGTCGCTCCCTTCCGAGCTGGTCGAGCAGGTTGATGCATGTCGAGCAGTCGCGTTTGATATCGCGGATGCGGTCAAGGTCCACATCGGCGAGCGCTGGGCCTTTGAGCGCGTCGAGTTCCAATCGGTCGGCGGCTTGGATGGCCGAGGTGAGGACGCCGGCCATGTGTGCGATGGTCATGGCGTTCATGCCGCCGCCTCCTGTCCGAACAATTGTTCGACCCACGCGTCGTCGGGCACGTTCGCGAGCTGACGGCGCAGCATGTCCGGGTCCAAGCCCCGGTTGAGCAGGTCCGCGACCTTGCACGCGAGCTCCATGTAGTCGTCGGTGCCTTCGAGGTCGGTGCCGATGACGCGTTTCACCTCGTCGCTCGCCCACGTGTACTTCCTCGCTGATTGCTGGTTTTTGCCGGTGGTGTATCCGAGTTCGTGGCCGCGCATGAGCCAGATGCGGAATTTCGCGTCCCAGTCGGCCGACGTGGCGCCGGTGTCGAGTGCCCTGTCCTTGAACTTCCCCGCTTCGACGTCGCAGTCGATGCCAAGCCTGTCGGCGAGCGCCTGGTGTTCTTCGGTGGGTTTCCAGTCGGCTGGTATTGGGATTTGTTTTCTCGCGCGCGCGTTACTCTCTCTAGGTTCTATATATGGTTCTTCCTTATATAGGTTCTGTGCGCAGTCATGTTGCGCCCCTGATTGCGCCCCTAGCGACGTTTTTTTGCGCCCCTGATTGCGCCCCTCCAACTTGTTTAGGGGCGCAGTGGTCTGCGCCTCTTGCGGCTGCTGTTCCAGAGGCGTAGTTTTTGCGCCCCTGAAATCCTTCATCGTGAGGTCCCAGACAATCGGACGGTATTTCCCGAGATGCTCGGTGATCCGCTGGTCTCCCCTTCGGATCAGTCCGGCCGTCTCCAGATCGTGCAGGCCGTTCTGGATGGTACGCCGGCTGTATCCGGTCAGGGCCACAATGCGCTTCTGGCTCGGGAACGCTCCCTTGCCCTGCGTGTCAGCGTGGTCGGCAAGCAGGAGCAGGATGCGCAGCAAAGCTCCTTTGACCATTTCGGCGGGCACGTCGTACATGGCCCACTCCAATGCTTTCATGCTCATGATTTCTCCTTAGAAATCCGGTTCGGATTCCGGCTTGCCGAAATCACCGAACGAAGACGACGAACCCGAAGCCGAACCCCACGGGTCGGAAGGCGGCAACGGTGCTCCGGAAGCGGCGGCCCCGCCCGTATAGCCGGCCGGAGCGGAAGACGGATTCCCATACGCTCCAGCCGTACCCCGCTGCGACTTGGCCACCTGCGCCGTCGCATACCGCAAGGAAGGGCCGATCTCATCCACCTGCAATTCCACGGAAGAACGCTTCTGATGCTGCTCGTCCTCCCACGAATGCTGCGTCAGCCTGCCCTGGGCGACCACACGCATGCCCTTCACGAGACTATTGGCGCAATGCTCCGCGAGATCGCCCCACGCGCTGCAGCGCAGGAACAACGCATCCCCATCGACCCACTGCTGCGACTGCCGGTCGAACGTGCGCGGAGTGGACGCGATCGTGAAACCAGCCACGCTCCTGCCGTTCTTCGTCGACCTCAACTCAGGATCCGCGGTCAGATTGCCCACCACCGCGATAATCGTCTCACCAGCCATCAGAACCTACCTTTCACGGCGAGAGTCTTGATGATGCGGATGGTCTCGCCACCATCCCTGGTCTTCACCATGTGCGACAACTGAGCCTTCGCGCCCTGATGGAAACTGTCACCAGGCATCACCTCCAACACCGGCATGGCGATCTCGGACACGAACCGGCCCACCAGTCCGGTGAACCGCACGCCCACCGATTCCAGAATCACCAGCTCCTTCCACGCCTCGCTCTCCATCGCCCGACGGCACGCGCCGGCCACCGCCCTGTCACCACTCGTCATCTTCTTCGTGTCGACGTCCTTGACCGGAGCGTTCGGACTGAAATGCCAATGCGGCAGAATCTCCCTCATCGGTCACTCCCCTCAGTCGTCGTCCCTGGACGCGAACCGCACCACCAGCCACAACGCGGTGGCGAGATACACGCCCTCGACCAGCAGCGCGCCGGCCATGTTCCCCGAATCACGCCAGGTGAGCATGAGCGTCACGCTCACGACCAGGCCGATGACCGCAATCGCGAATTTCATGCGGCGCAAGGCGTAGTTCGGACGCCCTTCCTTCCGCTTCTGGGATTCGGGTCTGTCTTCGAGCCGGTAGTCGTTGTCGGTCATTTGTTTTCCTCCAGTTCCTTGAGGATGCGATTGCATTCGCGGCGCATGAATTGGATATCCGTCTTCGTGAACGTGAAATCGGTGCGTCCGGCCGTAGTGAAGAAGCTGACTTCGACTTCGGCGTGGTGGTCACTGGTCTCGTTCTGGTGTTTGCGGACGCGCATCTGCAGCGCGCCATTCGCGAACATGCTCATCTGGCACCTCCGATCATGTTGATGAGTGTGTGAATGATGTCTTTGCTTTCCTCGGCGGTGAATTCCGCCAGCGTTATCTCCTGGATGCCGTCGATGAGTCTGGCGAATCCGTCCACGTCCACCCGGACGTAGAAGCCACTCGACGCGAGCAGCACGTTATGCGGGTCATGGCGTCACGACTTCGGCGGCGCCGGCGGATTCAGCCTCACGGCCTGTCTGATGCCCATGTCACAGCTCCTTGTTGATCGTGTCGACGATGAGGTCCACGATTCCGGTGACGTCAAGGTCGACGTAACCGACGATGTGGCCGAGCGCCCGCATGGCCTCCACATCCCCGTCCTTGAATGGGTGGACCAGTTCGCCCTGGGTCTCGAACTCGTCGAACACTGCCTGCACGCAGGCCTTGCGAATCGTTTTCATGCCGACTCCTTTCCCTCGTATTCACATGTGCTCTGGTAGAGGTGTTCCTTGAAGTAGGCGATCATCGGCTCCTTCGGATACATGACGATCCGTCCGACCTTCACGAACTTCGGGCCGATTCCCGCACCACGCCAGTACGCCAAGGTGCCCTCCTTGATGCCGCAACGGTCCGCGATGTCCTTCGTCGTGTTCATCGGTTTCAGGACCTCAGCGAGCGCAGCGAACGTCGTATCGTCTTCCATCACGCGCCTCCTTTGCGTGTGTAATGCCGGGCGGCGTTAGGAGAACCGCCCGGCCCTCTCCTAAAATCGGTGTCATCCCGCATTTGCGACGTGCGGGCCGAACAGTTAGGAGAAGAATCAATGAACCCAGCCGAGTACATGCTGCAGTTCTTCAAGATCGAGGAAAGGGACGATGGATTCGACGATGGGATATCCACATCGTTCAGCAGGATGCATGACGCCGAAACGTGCTTGGACAATCTGATCAAGATGAATGTCAGGCGGTTGGGCACGACGAAAAGCGTCATGCCGCAGATATGGCAGAAACTGTGGGAGTCGTACACAAATTCTTCGGGAAACGGATACTGGGTCGGTTTCTCGACTTCCCAGCAACGGGATGTCCCTCTGGATGCGGCCGAGGCGCAGGCATTGGAGATCATCGCCGACAAATCGCCATCGCTACCGATCTCCATCGCCGAAGAGGAACGCAAGACAATCTCCGAGTTCCTGGACGAGGCGTTGAAGGCGGTCCGAGAGGACGACAGTCTGCCGACATCGCTGCGAGTGTACGTACTGGACCTCATCTCCGAAGCGAGACGCAACCTCGACGAATACGCGGCCGGGAAAGAGTTCGACCTGAAGGTCTCCCTGCAGGCCCTGTTCGGAGTGCTGTACATGGCGGAATCGCAAACCGGGAAGCCCACTGTATGGGAGAACCTGAAGAGCAAGATAGCGAAACCGTTCATTTCAGCGCTTCTTTCCGAGGGTGCCCGTCAGCTTGTCGCGTCCGGGGCATCTTTCCTTCAGCTTCCTGGGTGACTTCCGACGGCTTGCAGAACACCAAGCAGTCCTCGTAGAGCCGCTTGCGTGCGAGAAACCTGTTGGATGCCTGCGAGGCGACCATCAGCATCGCGAATCCGAAAAGGATCTCCCAACGTTCCATCCGGCGGAGGCCGACAATCAGGCAGACCGCTCCGACACCCATGTAGATCAGCGCGAACAGTGCCTCGAACGGATTCGGCTTGTCGACGCGGCACGGCACAAGAGAGTTATCGATCCCCATCACGCACCCGCTTCCTGCGTCGGTTTCGAGAGGAACAGTCTGGCGAAATACATCTGTCCCTTGCCGGTCATCTTCGGCGTCTTGTTGATCGTGGTGTGCCCGTCCGAGTGGCTGATGGTCGTCTCCTTGACCTCGAACAGGTGAAGGTCCATCGCCTTCTGTGTGGGCATGTTCCAACTGGAGCCCTTGGCCTTGATGAGCCATCCATGCTCGCGGAGCCAGGCGAACAGGCGCCGTGGGCCGATGTCGATGCCGTTGCTTTTCAGGATCTTCGCGAAATCGCCCACAAGGATGGACGTCCTCGCGGTTTCGACCGCGTTGGCGAACAGGACCTTGCCTTCCTGGGCTTTGAGCTGTTTGGCTTGTTCGTCGACCTTGGATTGCAGCCATCGCATGCTGGCCAACGCCATCTGTTCCGGTGTCATCCGTTCCTGGCCGGCCATATAGCCGCCGTGCTTGCGGATGGACGGCAGCACCTCATGCGTCACCCAACGCTGGAACTCCTTGGCCTCCGGCTTCCGAGACTTCATCACAAGACGGTAAAGACCAGGCTCGGAGATGATGAGCGGAGCTTTACCGCCATTCTGAGCAATGTGGATACTATCCACATTGGTGATTTCATCAGACTCAAGAATCTTGTGTAAGTCCCTTGTATCTGTCCCGAGGATGTCGCATACGTCCTTGGCGACGAACCAGGGCTCCCCCGCCTTATCGGTCAGGGTACGCAATGGGGCGCCCTTGAAATCGAACTTCTGGATTTCATTGTTCATTGGATTCTCCCTAGAATCGAGTTTGTGAATAGTTTTCTTGAGGATCCGGCAGGCTGGGCTTCGACCATCATCGCCGGGGCGTCTTTGGCGTGGAACGTTCTGCAGCAGTTTCAAATCCACTCCATTCGCCGTAGGGACGATTTGTCCCAAACCGATTTGGAGCCTTTTCTTGATTCCACGTCGAACAGCATCGTGTATTTCCGGCTTGTTGGACCTCTGACGATGTATGACGTCCGAATCCCACCTCAGGCAACGTTCGGAACAAGCCCCTATACGCCGCTGTTGGCCAAGCGGTTGAGACCGAATCAGATCTGCCATACCGGCTTCACCGGCGAGAATGCGGTGCTGCTACTTCCCGATGATTTCGAGATTGAGTGGCGGTCGTCCCACATGTCGCGCAGTCATAAGATTCGTGTATCTCTGACCGAGATAAAGAAGGAGGCGTGGAACCGCAGCTCGAAGAGTGTTCGGCAGATTCGCGAGAGGGCTTCGAGGCCGTAACCAACGGTTCTGCATCAGTCGCGTTCTCGTGGCGATGAGTCAACGAATCGAATATGCCACGCAAGGTCGCACACAAACCGGAATGACGCTTCCTGCGGGCGAGATGCCATCCCGCATCAACGCCAGCGAGATAAAACCACGCATCACCGAAGCTGCATGGGCCGTAACTTGATTCGTCGGCGACCACATCGAAATAGTCGCCCTGCTTCACGTCGTCAATCCAGTATTCGGATGGAAGCACATCAAGGCATGGCCCTCCGTCCGCTTCGATGGCGCGGCATTTCCAGATGAGACGCTTGAAATCGCCAGCGTTCCCCGGCTCTTTCGGAAGGCTCTTGTTCATCCCCGTGCAACCATTGCCGAAGTCGACCCGTTCAAGCGGTTCACCTGGAATCCACTCGCGGACATCGGATCTCTTCATCTTCCTCATTTCGGATTCTCCTTTCGATTCATGCTTCGGCGAGCGCCTGACGCTCATGGTCTGATCTGCTTGATGTTGTCGATTGGCTGGAGAAGCAGCGTTAGCAGCTGCAGAAAAGTCATGTCGAGCATTGCAGCGATGTTTTCCATATCGCCCAGCGTGAAGTCTTTTTCTCCATTGAGTTTTCGGTTCACAAGCGGCCGTCCACATCCAATCGCTTTCGCGATATCTTCTTGTGTTTTGTGCCTGCGAGCCATCTCTCCGCGAAGGTTGTCTCTCATAAGTTCCGCTTCGCTTGTCACCAGACCTCCTTTCTTGCTGCTCTTTGCTGACAGTTACAAACTGTATTCAAATGAATACTACCAGATGGGTATTCATTTGAATACTTTACAGAAAGTACACAATTGGGTATCTTTGGACTATGGGAACAAGAGCCAATAACGATGTGACCGCTGGTGCGCGGAGCATCATGCAGTATTGCAAATCACTACAAGTCAAGAGCGGCATAACTGCAACTGAATTCGCAGCGGAATGTGGGTTCAGCCGCAATTATTGGTTTGTTCGAGCTCGTTTTGACGCACCACTAACAATTTCGGACTGCGAGCGCATTGCCAATGTATGCGGGATGACACTGAAAGAGCTATTCACCCGCGCCCTGGGCAGCGATGCCGCACGAGCCCACGAGGCCCGCGAGCGCGAATCCCAGATCACCGATGATCTCATCGGCCGTATCGCCGCGCACCCCGAAGACTATGACGTGGCCGCAAACACGGATCCGAACGCACGCCTCGAAGCCGAGACGCCTGACGATTGATGGATTGAAAGGAACACGAATGACTGAATACAACCTGTATTGTGACGAGAGCTGCCATCTGGAACATGACGACAGCGATGTCATGGTCCTTGGAGCCCTCATCATCCCCAAGGATAAAAAGCAGGAGATCACGGAAAACATCCTCCAGATCAAGGCACGTTACGGCGTCAAGGCACGTACGGAAGTGAAGTGGACGAAGGCCAGCATGCCGAAAATCGACCTTTACAAGGACCTGCTGAACTGCTTCTTCCTGGATGACGACATGAGGTTCCGCGTTCTGGTGGCCAAGAAGACGCGCCTGAACCATGAGGCATGGTCACAGTCGCACAACGACTGGTATTACAAGATGTATTTCACCATGCTGAACAGGCTGTTCGACTCCACGAACACCTACAACGTGTACGTGGACATCAAGGACACGCATTCCGCGCAACGTACCGAGAAACTTGAGGAAGTGCTGGCGAACAGCCATTACGACTTCAACCACGAGTGCATCAAGAAAGTGCAGCCGATCCGTTCGGACGAAGTGCAGATGATGCAGATCACCGATGTGATCAACGGGGCCGTCTGCAGGGCGAACCGGACGACCATCCCCCAACCATCGGGCGCGAAAGCTGAAATCATCGACTACATACGCATGAAATCAAAGCTCCGACTCACCCAGTCAACAACCCTGGGCACGCGAAAGTTCAACATCTTCGTCTGGGAAGGACGGAACGCATGACACCGCATTGGACACCGGAGCTCGTAACCAAATCCCCGATAGAAGACTTTGCCGTATATGAGGATAGGATTTATGCAATCTTCAGACATGACTTCATAGATTCACATCCATCATTCGACGGCCTCAGAGTTTCCGTACGCCGCCAGAAAGAGGAGACCGACGGAAAATGGGCTGGGTTTTTCCACATCACCAGCGTCGAAGACTACACAACCGGCGAGAGGAATGTCGATCTGCGTAGATGTGAGCGGATCAGGTTTCCACGGAAGACGATTGACAACGCAAAGGATTGTCCGCAATGCCATTATGAGGTATACGATGCGCCATTAATCTGGAGGAAGCATAAGCATGGCCGCGATAGGTTATATATCCTCATTGAATCAGAACGGTATCTAGTCGTGCTGGAACCACATAAGGACAGAGGCTACTGCATGTTGGTCACCGCCTACTACGTCGACCATGATCATAGCTTCAACAAACTTCTGAAAGAATATGATCAGTCAAGTTTGAACGGGAATTGCGTTCAATAAAAAGCAAGGGCCGCCGCAGCGACCCTGGAGACTCCTTCTACAACTCGGTAGATGAGCTGATTCAAGCATCACATACGACACTCCAACTGTCAAGCAGAACTTGACAAACAGCAAAAAAGTACTTCTCGAAAAACAATACTTTCGGAAGAGAGGAATGTGGATAACAAGACCATCGCGGAGCTTCACCGGAACGCGGAATCCATGGGTCTGTCAGTCATGTCACGCGACCTTCCCCGTGACATATGCGGCCTATACGACGATCGACACAAACTCATTCTGCTGGCCGACTGGCTCAACCAGCGCCAGCGCCGTTGCACGCTGTGCCATGAGCTCATCCACGCGAAACACCACGATCCAGGCTGTGGTAGCCAATACGGGTTGAAGTGCGAGCGCCGGTGTCGCAGGGAGACCGCGCTGGCGTTGATCAGTCCCGTGGACTATGGCATGGTGGAGCAGATATACGAAGGCAATACGTGGATGATGGCCGTGGAATTGGGCGTCACCATCCAAGTACTGTCGGACTATCGGCAGCTGTTGTACGATTCCGGCGTGTGCGTGCAATAAAAGAAGCTCAGCGTCCACATACCGCGACGGGAAACAAAAAAGGGTCCCGCCCGAACACAGTCGGACGGAACCCAAGGAACCAACAATCAGCATTTCCGTTTTCACCAAAATGAGGTTCCACGCACAGTGTAGCGCGGATCCTCGGAAAGAGACAACCATGGCCAGAGCGTTCGTAGACGACAGATGGCTCAAAAACGACGAGGACGGCAACCCGCCCAGCAGGGCCGCGAAACAGTCGCTGGCCAATGCGAAGGATCCGATGAAAGCCAATGTGCCCGGCAAATGGCGGTCCGCGCTGTACGGCCAAGGCTCACGGTGGAGATGCCGCTGGTACACGCTTCGAGACGGCAAACGCGTCCAGAAATCACGGAACTTCGCCAAGCTCCGTGACGCTGAGGAATACGCAGCGGCCATCGAGGACGACATCAGACGCGGCAAATACCGCGACCCGCAGCAGGAACTACGCATCTTCCGGGACGTTGCCTCCGAATGGACGGACGGCAAGATGGATATCAAACAGGGCACTTTGGGCAGATACCGCCGCGAATTGCGCGTTTATATCAACCCCAAGTGGGGCGATCGCACACTGAGGGAAATCCAACGCGACGAACTGCAACAGTGGGTCACGCAGCTCACCGAAGGCGGGTATCCCGCCGAACTGCAGGACGATCGCGAATCGAAGCCATTGAGTCCACGCAGCATCCGCAACATCGTCAAGGTCGTCATGGGCGGTGTCATGGAATTCGCTTTGGAGCACGGCTGGATCGGAGAGAACCCCATTGAAAAGGTCACCGTGCCGCGCATCACGCAATCCGATGACGACATGGTGTTCCTTACCGTCGAGGAGGTGGAGTTGCTGGCCGGCATGGCCGAACGGGCAGGACGGCCGGTAGACGGGCTGATCGTCCGCTGGCAGGCATACACCGGTGCCCGCATTGGCGAGACGCTGGCACTCAAATGCGGCGACGTGGATGTGGAATCACGCAGGGCGCGCATCCGCCGCACTTGGACCGACGACGGCAAAGGCAGGCTTGTGCTGGGCACGCCGAAGAACGGCAAACCGCGCAGCATCGCCATACCCAGATTCCTTATACCGTCCATCGAACGGCAGATGGAGGGCATGGGCGACGACGACTGGCTGTTCCGCGCGGCAAGAGGCGGGAACCTGTGGACGAACACGTGGCGGACGCGTGTCTGGCGAAAGGCCGTCCGACTGGCCGGCATGGAGGACGAGGGCGTGACCATCCATAGTTTGAGGCATAGCTATGCGAGCTTTGCGATTGCTCAAGGCGCGGATGTGAAGACCCTACAGATGCAGCTCGGCCACTCCTCACCCAGCATCACGCTGAACACATACACGGCTCTCTGGCCGGAACGATTGGACGATGTGGCGGACGCGATTGGCGAGCTGCGCGCTGAACAGTTGAAGACCGTCTAGACGCGGAGGTTGCGCGGTCATCGTGTCGAATCGTGTCGATAGCCTACGGCCAAGAAAAAATAAAGCCTTGGAAACGTAATGTTTCCAAGGCTTCCGGTCGGGCTGACAGGATTTGAACCTGCGACATTCTGCTCCCAAAGCAGACGCGCTACCAAACTGCGCTACAGCCCGTTCACGTTCACACCCCGCGAATCCGCCTCACGGAATCGCATCAAGTGAACACGAGTTTCTATTATAGCGTATGGTTGGACAACGACAGGCTTACAATAGCATTTCGGAAGGGAGAACGGC